AAGTGGATACAGCGGATATAGCGGCGCGGGTGTAAGCGGTTATAGCGGGTATAGCGGATCTGGTGTAAGCGGCTATAGTGGATCTGGAGTAAGCGGCTATAGTGGCTACAGTGGCGCGGGTGTAAGTGGATACAGCGGATATAGCGGCGCGGGTGTAAGCGGTTATAGCGGGTATAGTGGATCTGGTGTAAGCGGCTATAGTGGATCTGGTGTAAGCGGCTATAGCGGATACAGCGGATCCGGTGTAAGCGGCTATAGTGGATATAGCGGATCTGGTGTAAGCGGCTATAGTGGCTCTGGCGTAAGTGGTTACAGCGGAACTTCCGGCTATTCTGGTTCCTCAATAGCAATTGGCGGAACTAGCACGCAACTCCAGTATAACAATTCTGGAGCGTTGGGCGGTGTGGCAAACATTACTTATAATGGCTCAACTACAACGCAAACAAGCGGGACAATTGACGGAACAACTATTGGCGGCACAACCCCTGCGGCTGGTACGTTTACTACGTTAATTGGCGGCGGCGGTTCAGCTAACTACATCCAAGCGACAGGCGGGGCTACAACTAAAGCAGTTCAGTTTCAAACGCTTGGTAGCGATGCGGCTGTATCCCTAGCCATACAACCCAAAGGCACAGGTGCAATAGACCTAGCGGCTGGTTCTAGCGGTGTGAACATTTCTAACGGTGGTACGGTTACTGCGCTGACAAGAACTGCTGGTGGTGCAGGATATACATCCTATCCAAGTGTTGCTATTTCAGCTCCCACTACAGCTGGTGGTGTACAAGCTACTGCGACTTGCACGGTGATGTTTAACGCCGCGGCGACTATTGCAAGTGGTGGCACAGGATACACGGTTGGCGATGTGCTAACAATGGTTGGTGGAACCCCAACGTCAACTGGCGGTACATTTACCGTTACAACTGTATCTTCTGGCGCTGTAACAGGGGTAACAGCAAATTCAAAAGCATACACGGCATTGCCATCTAACCCAGTTTCAACAACTGTTAGTCCCGCAGGCGGAACTGGTTGCACGTTAAACGTCACATATTCTATTGACCCCGGTGGTCTAACAATTGGAACAGCAGGTTCTGGATATGTTGAACAGCCAACGGTAACAATTAGTGGTGGCGGCGGTAGCGGCGGCACTGGCTATGCTACTGTGGGTAGTGTTCCAAAGATTACAAGTCTTGGTGGTGATTTATCGTTTTATACACCAGGCGGTGAGGCATTTCGTGTAGCGGATATTGGTGGTACAACAGTTAACTATGTAAGCGTTAGGGGAGATACCTCCACTGGAAATACGCCAAAAATTATAGCGGCTGGAGCAAGTGGAACTTTAAATTTAGCTATTTCTAGTAAATCTTCTGGCGCTATAATTTTTTATACCAATAGTTCTACAAACACTCAGATGCAGGTTACTCACACAGCATCATCAGTTAACTACGTACAGGTGACGGGTGCGGCTACTAATAGCGGCCCAGAAATATCATCCCAAGGTAGTGATACTTCTGTTTCCATTAACTACACTGCAAAAAATGCAGGAAACCACATCTTTAAACAGGCTGGCGGTACTAATTTTAGGGTTAACTACAGCGTAACGGCACCAATAAATTATTTAGCAGTAACTGGCTCATTGACTGGTAGCAGTCCTAGTTTATATAGTCAAGGCTCAGACACAGACATTGACCTAACCCTAACACCCAAAGGCGCAGGAACTGTTAAAACTTCAGGAACAGGTATTAGGCTTGTAGGCGCTTCTTCTGGTTATGTAGGCTTAAAAGGCGCTGCTGCTGCGGGTTCTACTACATATCAATTACCTGCTGCTGATGGCACAAGCGGGCAGGTTTTATCTACTAACGGTTCTGCAGTACTATCTTGGGCTACTGCCAGTGGTGGTGGAGGGGGAACGCCGGGAGGTTCAAGTGGGCAGCTTCAATATAATAACAGCAGCTCATTTGGCGGTGTAACAAACGTTACGGTTACTACAGGGCAGACGACTGCAAGAATAGACCCTAGAGTTTCCGTTGAATCAAACTCAGCAACCAGTGTCACGCCGGACATTAGTTTGTATGATATGTATGTGTGGACTGGGTTGTCTACCGCTGGAACTTTAACAATCAATATTCCGTCAGGAACCCCACTAAACGGCGATAAATTAATGTTTAGAATACAAGATGACGGCACGTCTGGTGCGGTTACTTTGTCTTGGGTTCAAAGCGGTACAGGGTGTTTTAGAACAATTAACGTCCCGCTCCCGACTACAACCGGCGGCGCTGCAAAAGTAGTTTATGTTGGGTGTATATATAACTCGTTTAGCGCAACTTGGGATGTGATTGCATCCGGAACGCAGTTTTAATATATGGCAAGTAGATACTGGGTTAGAAACGCTATTGGTAATTGGAGTAGTACGGCAAACTGGTCCGCTAGTTCAGCCGCGACTTCCGGAGGTGCATCTGTTCCGGGCACAGCAGATACAGCCTTTTTTTCAGCAAACTCGCAGTTGGGCAATTGCACGGTAGATTCAAATGTCACAGTACTTAGTGTGAACATGACGGGTTATAGCGGAGGGCTAACTTTTAATTCTGCTGGAAATACTATTACACTTACAAGTACGGGCACGATTTTTACGGGAAGCACAACCGCAACAATTTTCAGAAGTGGCGCGTCATTAACTGGGGACAATATTGTCACCTTTGGGTCAACTACAGCTACAAAAACAATAACTACTGGGGCCGTATCAGAAACTAACGCGCTTAATTTTAATATTAACACCACTTCAACGGGGCCATACGCACTTGGAACTTCTGTTTTTGGAAATTTTGTTCACACTGCCGCACCGATAACCACATCGGGAATAACCGTTTACGGTGATTTATACCTAAATAGTGTCTCTTCATTTACGGGGTCAATTACTATGGCCCCGGGATTGTCCGTGGCTGCAACAGCAATGGTGGCGGGAACTAAATACACAATCACAAGTGCGGGCACTACCAACTTTACTTCGTATGGCGCAACTTCAAACAAACCAAATACACTTTTTACGGCAACAGGGCCCGGCACTGGTACTGGCACGGTAACACCAACTAGATTTATATATACCTATTATACTTCTGTGCCACTTTATATTGGAAATGGAAGTAGTCAAGGTTCGGTTGCTTTAGCTGCTTCAATATCAAGCCTCACTGGAGTTACTATACAAAGTGGTTTTTTTAACAATAATGCGAACCGTATAGATTTACAGAACACGGGGCAATATTTTAATTATAATAACTCAAACACTAAAAACATAGTAATTAATGCAGTACCAAGTTCTCTTACGTATAGTCTCAGACTTAGTGCGGATAATAATTCTTTTAACGGTTCTAGCACAAACACAACATTAGATTTTTCTACAGCAATTTTAAGTTTTTCTATTAACAGTATTACTTATTCTACAAGCCAAACTTTTTCTTCCGGGATTAAAATAGGAACTGTTATACTAAACTTTTCGGGTTCTGTGGCAAGTACATTTGCATTTCTGGGTAATAATATAACAATTTATAACTTTGATATTAGCGGATATTATAATTTTTCAGCTAATAACATTGTGCAGTTTGATGCTGCATCAAATATATATATGGGCAATTTAAGAAGGTATTCCGGTAGTTATTACAGTATAACTACTAGAATTATTATTAAAAGTTCTATTGCGGGAAATCCATTTACACTGAATAAAATTGGCGGAGGGTGCGGCTATTTTGTTGGAACTGCTTTACAAGATTGTACAGGCTCTCCCTCAAATGCTTGGGTTGCAAACACGGGCGTGACAAACACTTATAATAACAACTATTTTGGAAACAACACAAACGTAAGCGGTAATTCTGGTATTGTGTTTAACCAATACCCCGCACTAGGTGGTTTCAACGAGTTTTTTTAACAGAGGAAATATAAACATGGCTTTAATCAAATCAATTGATACAGACTACGGAATAGCAGCGACCTATTGGAACATTGGCGCGGTCCAAGAAGATTTCAAAGGCAAAGGCACAGAAGTAACTTTTTACGGCTATGCCTCCAAGGAAGCCCGTGAAGCTGGCAAACAACCGCTATCCGCTGGTAAGGTACAGATCGCCGGTGATGAATACATTGCTGGTGCAGACCGTGCTGTTTTATACTCTATCATCAAACAAAAACCTGAGTTCGAAGGTGCAGAGGACGCATAACATTAATATGTATGGTATAATGAGAGCTCTTAACTTTAGGAGAGCACCTTGAAATATAGTATTGTAATACCAACGTATAACAACTGCGAGAAGTATTTAAAACCTTGTATTGATTCTATCATCAAATACACCGACATGAAAGATGTTGAGTTGGTGGTTGTGGCCAACGGTTGCACGGATAACACAAGCGCGTACCTTAATTATTTAAGTTCAACTGGTATTAATTTAGTGTGGCCTTGGTACGATGAGCCACTGGGTTTTTCTAAAGCTGTTAACAAAGGTATTAGTGCCACGTCAACCGGCAAGATTGTGTTGTTAAATAACGACACAATTTTACTGGACCAGAAAAAAAATACGTGGTTGGAGCGTTTGGACACCGGTGACATTTCGGCGGTGCTGACAAACTACTCAGACATTATACAGTCCAAATTTGGCGTATTCTTCTGCGTAATGATTCAAAAAAGAGTGCTTAACCAAATTGGGCTGCTGGACGAGCAGTTTGAGGTCGGTGGCTGCGAGGATATTGATTTTTGTTTTCGGGCCCTGCAAGAGGGGTTTAAACTCGTTGACGTGGGCCATTTAGGTGACTTCCCAATCTACCATGTGGCCGAGGGTACGGTACATGATGAAACGTTGGTAAAAGGCTGGAAGCATTTCTTTTCTGAAAATGAGCTAAGGTTGGCCAGAAAACACAACATGGACCACTATCGTTTCTTGTTGTCAAACAACTACGAGCGCGCGGTGTTTCTAAAAGGTGACCCAGTGTTCCCGCGCGAGACACAGCGCTACGAATGGGCCGCAAAGAATCTGGTTGGCGAGCAGGTGTTGGAGATTGGGTGCTCCACCGGCTACGGCTACCAGTTTTTGCCAGAGGGCACGACGTACATGGGGTTGGATTACGACGAACAGATTATTGGGATTGCGAAGGACCAACAGTGGTCTGACAACGCATCGTTTTACCACGCGGACATTAATACGTTTGAGCTGGGCCGGTACAACACCATTATTGCTTTTGAGGTAATTGAACACCTTGATAATGGTTTGGAGGTTGTTGAAAAGCTAAAGAAACACTGCAAGCGCTTAATGATCACGGTACCGTACAACGAGCCTAAAGGGTTTTGGGGCGAGCATCACAGGTTACACGGTTTAACAGAGAAAGATTTCCCAGGGTTTAATTTTGCCTACATTGACTTCAACGGCAACATTACGGACACAAAGAACGACGAGTCTGGTGACAACCCCGCCAACTTGATGATCTGTTGGTGCGACAATGAGTAAGGTTTTGTGCTCGGTGGCAACCCGAGGACGTTACCATACGACGTTGCCGTTGGTGTTAAACGCCATCATTAACCAGACCAAGGTTCCGGACAAGTTGATCATCTTTGATGACAACGACGAGTTCCAAGACATGCGAAAAGAGATGATTTATCAATACTTTTTTCAAATGCTGGATATCAAGAAGATTGCGTGGGAGTGGCGGATTGCAGAAAAAAGGGGGCAGCACTTTATTCATCAGCAGGCAAACACCGCTGGATTTGATTGGGTATGGCGTGTTGACGATGATGCAATCCCAGAGCCGAATGTGCTCGAAATTTTGCATTCATATACAAAACGGAACAATAAATTAGGTGCGGTCGGCGGGGCCATTTTGACCCCGCCCAATTTCCCTGATACTTCAAAGGTGACTGGCAGGATTGACGACATAAGTAAAGAGCCCAACTGTCAATGGAATATGGTTAGCGGGGTTAAGGTTGTTGAGCATTTGCATTGTTCTTTTTTGTATCGTGCGGGCGTATATGACTACAACTTGGGGCTGTCGCGCGTGGCGCACCGAGAAGAAACGTTGTTTACCTGGGGGCTGCACCAAAAGGGCTACCAGATTCTAGCGGTTCCAAACGCGGTGACTTGGCACATGAAGAACCCGCAGGGTGGCATTCGTAGTGAAACTAACATGGACATGTATAGACACGATGAGGAAATATTTAATAATTTCATCCGGTGCCGCGACAAAACTATTGTGGTTCTTAATTGTGGCCGTGGGGATCATATTGTATTTAAACGTGTTCTTCCGTTGATTAAAGACCCTATTGTGTTTTCTTGCTACCCAGACATTGTTCCCGGAATGGGGATTAAAGATGCAGTTAGCTATTTTGGGCATATTGACCAATGGAGCATCTATAAAAAAATGGGTCAATGGAATTGGACAGAGAGTTTGGAGAACGCTTTTAAAAAGTTGTACCTATGATAGTTATATCTCCTTATTCTCAAAAGTTAAGAACGGGTAAAGAAAACCCAAAAAATTACCCGTATTGGAAAGAGTTAATTGCGTTAATTGACGAGCCAATTGTTCAGGTTGGGGTTGACGGCGAAGATCAGCTTGTTGACGATTTTAGAAAAAATCTGTCAATGGACGAGTTGGCATCCGTCATTCGCGAATGCCGAATATGGATATCGTGCGATAGTTTCCTCCAGCATTTTGGCTGGGACTTAGGGAAAAAAGGTATCGTGTTGTGGGGCCCGTCTGATCCATTGGTATTCGGCCACCCTGAAAACGTTAACCTGTTGAAGGATCGTTCGTATTTAGTCAAAGATCAGTTTATTTGGTGGGAAGCCACGGAACACGAAAAAGAACGATTTGTGGAACCACAAGTTGTTTTGCAATATTTAAAGGAATAACAAAATGGCAGCTTCAGGCTATACAAAATTACAATTATATTATAGCTCGACGTCGGGAGTCGCGCCCACAGGTACCAACTTGATCGCCGGAGAGTTGGCGCTTAACACTTTTGATGGGAAGCTGTACTTTAAAAATACAAGTGGTGCGGTAACCTTGCTGGCCTCTGCAGCTGGGGCGGCTGCGGCCACTAATATTTTTGGTGGCGCGTCCGGCCAAATCCCGTTCCAAACGGCTGCAAGCACAACCAGCTTTATCACAGCCCCTGGAACCTCTGGCACGTATTTAAGCTGGAACGGATCCGGTTTTTATTGGTCTAATGGACTCGGATTGTCGGGAACCAGCGGATATTCAGGCTTCTCTGGATTTAACGGCGCCAGTGGTTTGTCGGGCTTTAGTGGCTATTCCGGCATTTCTGGTTATAGCGGCTACAGCGGATATTCTGGCAATAACGGAACTAGCGGTTTTTCTGGTTATAGTGGAATTTCTGGTTATAGCGGTTTTAGTGGAATCTCTGGCTTTAGTGGTATTTCTGGCTTCAGCGGCTTTTCTGGTTACAGCGGTTCCGGTACTTCGGGCTACAGCGGTGCAACCGGCACATCCGGTTTCAGTGGTTATTCGGGATTAAACGGCGCAACAGCAGCATCCGGATTTAGCGGTTACAGCGGCTATTCTGGATTCTTGGGTAACTCGGGATATTCAGGCTTTAGTGGCACTTCGGGCTACAGTGGTTCTGGCATTTCAGGCTACAGCGGATTCTCAGGCTATTCTGGCTTAGGGTTGTCTGGTTATAGCGGCGGTAGTGGTTACAGCGGTTTAAACGGCACTTCAGGCTATTCCGGCATTTCTGGCTACTCGGGGTACAGCGGCTCTGGCGTGTCCGGCTACAGCGGTTTTAGTGGCATCTCGGGCTATTCTGGCACGACACCAACCGCGGTGGCAAACTTGTCCGGCGGATCTGTTGGCGCGCTGCCCTACCAATCAGCTGTTGGCACAACATCATTTTTAACTAACCAAACCGGTAGGGTTTTAGTTGGTGGTGCGGCTACGCCCTCATATGCCTTGCAGTCGAGTTTATCGGTTGGTTCGGCAACAAACGTTTTGGGCGGCAACGCAAACCAAATTCCTTATCAATCTGCGACTGACACAACAGCGTTCATTACTGCACCGACAACGGGTTCTACATCAAATCCTGGTTTTGTGGCTTGGAACGGCACTGGGTTTGTTTGGTATCGTTGGTTGACTTTCTTAACATCCAGCAACATTAACGGCTCGTTAGGTTATACTGCGGCGGATGCGGCTGGTTCAAACGCTACGGGCACATGGTCAATTAGTATTACAGGTAACGCAGCAACAGCAAATTCGGTGGCCAACACTGGCGGCTGGAGCGTGACACCAAGCGGCACTAAATTGTATTTTTCTTACAATGGCGTAAACGTGGGTTCTTTGGATTCATCCGGAAACTTCATAGCTAAAGCTAACGTAACAGCTTACGGCACACCGTAAGGAAAAACTATGGCATTACCTACCGGTACCATATCACTGTCGGACGTTAACACCGAGTTGGGGTACAGCTCGACTGCACTAATTTCACTAAATGACGCCGCCGTGCGCGCGCTCGCCGGTGTGGCAAGCGGTGCTATCAGTATGAGTGATTTGCAAGGGAAGTCGGCCCAAACTCCTGCTATTGCTTTAGCGACTTATGGCAGTCCTAACATACTTGCGTATCCTTGGTCAAGTTCCACTGGTTTTGGCACAAAGTATGCTAATCCGGCCACGCTCCCAACGGGTAATGCAAATGGAATCGCGTTCAGTTCTGACGGAACGGCTATTGCTGTAGCTCACACAAGTACCCCATACGTAACCGCATATCCTTGGTCAAGTTCTACCGGTTTTGGCACAAAATATGCTAACCCATCTTCGCTTCCACCGGGTATTGGGCGCGCAGTTGCGTTTAGTGCTGACGGAACGGCTATTGCTGTAGCACATTTGACGTCCCCATACATAACTGCCTACCCTTGGTCTAGTTCCACTGGTTTTGGCACAAAGTATGCTGATCCGACTACACCCCCAACGGGTAATACAAATGGAATCGCGTTCAGTTCTGACGGAACGGCAATTGCTGTAGCGCAAACAAGTACCCCATACATAACTGCTTACCCTTGGTCAAGTTCTACCGGTTTTGGCACAAAATATACTAACCCATCCTCGCTTCCGCCTGCGACTGGAAATGGAATTACATTTAGTCCTGACGGAACGGCTATTGCTATAGTGTGCGCAACAACACCATATATAAATGTTTACCCTTGGTCAAGCGCCACTGGTTTTGGCACAAAGTATGCTAATCCGGCCACGCTTCCTTCAAACATTACAAATGGAGTTGCGTTTAACCCTAGCAGTACGACCCTTGCTGTGGCGTACATATCTTCACCCTATATATCTGCCTACCCTTGGTCAGGAGCGGGTTTTGGCACAAAGTATGCCAATCCAGCAACGCTTCCGCCAGCTTTTGGAAATGGCGTTTCATTTAGTGCTGACGGCAATGCCGTTGCTATAACGCACGCAACATCCCCATACGTAACCGCGTACCCTTGGGCAAACGCCACGGGTTATGGAACAAAGTATGCTAATCCGTCCACGCTTCCGACAGGCACGGCATATGGAGTTTCTTTTAAATCTTAAAGGAAAATCATGGAAAATCAAACACGCGAACAAATTTTGGCAGCATCTTTGGATGCCCGAGTGCAAGAGATAATGCTCTACCAAATTAATATTGACAACTACACGTCGGCGTTGGAGGTGATTGAAAGCCTTCCCGAACAAGATCGTGATGAATTAAAAGTATTTGCTAATCAACTTCAAAGCCTGTTGGCGTCCGAGATATTGGAACAGAAAAAAGCCAACATTATGTTAACGGTTGTTAAGAAACAACTTACAGCAGGATAATTGTTGATGTGGAACCGACCATTATTTTTGCGGCTTGCAAACTAGCGTATGAGGGAATTAAGACAGCCGTTGAAGTCTACAAAGATGTCAAGGCTACCGGCGGTGAAGTTGCAAATATTGCGGGCGAGGTTGGTGGGTTACTCTCGAAATTCTTTCACGGTCAAGATCAGCTAGAAGAAGAGCACAAAAAGAAGCAAGAAGAGACTAAAGAGTTAGCTAAGCAAGGCAAGGTTAAGAATGTAACGATACAAGCCATTGACAATGTGATGCATGTCAGGCAAGTAAGACAGTATTACAAAGACTTGGAACACATGGTTCGCTATGAGTTGGGTATGCCTGACTTATGGGCCGAAATAAAAGAAGAGCGCGACCGACTCATTAAGGAATCACGAGAGCTTGAATTGCTACATAAACAAGCCATCGAGCAGGCAGAGGCAAAACGCCAAGAAAGAATAAGAAGAATAAAAGAAAAAATACATATTTATATAGCAAGTCTAATTGCAGTCGTTTATGTATACATTTCTTTGTGGTTATTGACTCAATTAATAGAATACGACAAACAATGGCGATGGGGATAATATTTTATGAAGTCGGATTAATCATAGCCGTCACAATTTTAGCGGTTGTGATCAGCGTTGGGGCCGCGTGGTTTGTTAAAGAACACGACAAACGAGCGGAATATTACAAGAAGCAAGCGGAAATTTGTTGGAGACAAAATAAATGAATGATTGGTTAAAACAAATAGCGCCGACCATAGCCACGGCGTTGGGGGGCCCTTTAGCTGGACTGGCTGTAGACGCGGTGTCTAAGGCAATCGGCGTCGACCCCAAGGATGTGCAAAGCACCATCTCTGAGGGCAAACTATCAGCGGATCAAATTGCTGCGGTTAAACAAGCTGAGATAGCCATGGCTGCCCGCGCGCAAGAGTTAGGCTTGGACTTTGAGAAGATTGCCGTAGACGACCGCAAATCAGCCAGAGACCTGCAGGCTAAGACCCAAAGCTGGATCCCCGGCGCGTTAGCAATTCTTGTAACAACCGGCTTCTTTGGGATTCTTATCGGTTTGATGATGGGCAACTTGCACACATCCGAAGCCCTTATGTTAATGCTCGGAAGTCTTGGAACAGCCTGGACTGGCATTGTGGCTTTTTACTTTGGTTCCTCCGCCGGTAGCCAGAAAAAAGACGAACTTCTCCACCAATCGACACCAACAAAATGAACCTCTCAGAACACTTTACGCTAGAAGAAGCCACATATAGCGAGACGGCTATACGGATGCACATCAATAACCAGCCCGACGATCGCCAACTGGCAAACATGAAGTCTGCTGCACAACAATTGGAGGCAGTTCGTAATGTCACTGGCCCTATTCGTGTTAATTCTTGGCTACGCCAGCCCGATGTTAATGTGGCCGTTGGTGGTTCTAAGGTGTCGAGTCATATGGACGGGTGGGCTATTGACTGCTCTTCTTCTGCTCACACTCCTTACGAACTATGTCAAATTGTTTTAAAAGCTGGTATTAAATTTGACCAGATGATCCATGAATACGGCCACTGGATGCATATATCCTTTGCGCCAGAAATGCGCCAGCAAGAGCTAACCATTTTCAAGCCAGAGGGTAAGTACAAACCCGGCATTTTAACCGAATCCGAATATCACTCTAAGGCTTAATCATGGATTTACAAACATTAATAAACACTGTGCTACCATTAATCTGTGTGGCGATTGGCTGGTTTTGCAAAGAGCTTTGGACCGCGGTTATGAATTTAAAAGAAGATTTGGCACAGCTTCGCGCGCACATATCTGACAACTATTTGCGCAAAGACGATTTTTCCTCACGCTGGGAAGAGGTCCTAAAAGCTGTTCATCGGATTGAAGACAAGCTAGATCAATTGCGAGATTCAAGGGCCTAAATGGCCTTTTTTATGCATTAATAAATATAGGGATTGATCACCCTTTTTAACATTTACCTTAAGGAAATACCATGGACGGATTTAAGACACTACCTAAAATGCAGCACTTCAAAGAAGGCGGCGCAGCTTATTGTGGCGGCGGCAGCATGAAGATGAAGACTGGCGGCAAAGCTGACAAAGATGACATGAAGCAAGACAAGGCCATGATCAAAAAGGCTTTCAAGCAGCATGACGAGGCTGAGCACGACAAAGAGCCAACAGAAATCAAACTGCGCGCTGGCGGTCGTTCCAAGAAAGAAGCTGGCACTGTGCGTAAGTTCAAAGTTGGCGGCATGGTAGATAACGACTACGGAGCCAAAAAGTCATCTGGCGACCTGGACAACATTAAAAAGACAAAAGACATAAAGCCCGGCAAAGCCAAAGCGGAGTCTGCTGCTATGAAGCGCCCAGCTTTGCGCGGTTCTGACGTTGAGAAAGAAAAGAGCAAACCAGCTGGCGAGAAGGACATGATCAAAAAAGTGCCCCCAACTGGCGACAAAAAGGCGGATGCTGAATCCGCTGGAGAAAAGCGTCCCAGTTTCCGCGGTTCTGATGTTGAGAAAGAAAAAAGCAAACCATCTGGCGCTAAAAAGATGAACACTGGCGGGACAGCTTGCTAACATGCCTTACAAGTCTAAAGACCAACAGGCGGCTATGTACGCCGCCGCTGCCGGCAAAAGCAACATTGGTATCCCCAAGAAGGTGGGTAAAGAGTTTGTGAAAGCCGGCCCAGCAAAAGAAAAACTTCCCCAAAAAGTAACGAAGCGGTCATCCGGTCGCGGAAGGTAATATGGCTTATTCAAACACGACTGGGCAAACGACAATTAACGTCGACCAGTTAATTTCATTTGCATTTCGTGATGCGGGTAAGACTGCAGAAGAGATGACGCCTGAGTTGGTCGGTGCGGCTAAGCAGGCGTTATTTTATAACTTGCAAAATTTGTCTAACCTTGGTGTAAACCTTTGGTTATTGGAAAACCAATTGTACGGTGCTTTAACACAGCAACAGCAATTGGTTTTACCTAAAACGACAATTGACGTGCGCGAAGCTAACTGGGTGTACGTACAAAATTTACAGGCGTCTGTTTATTTGCCAACAGACAACTCAACTGCACCAGCTGCGTTTGATTTAAACTCTACGTTGGCATCTTACGCAACATCGACCATAGCCAAAAATTATATTGGTTTAGGCTACCAACAAGCACAAAGTGTATATTATGTTGGCTGGAACTGTTATGCACCAAATGGCGGAACACAGACATATAACCTGGTGTACGAGTATAGCAACGACGGTATTAACTGGACTGTTAAGCAAACGTTTCCGGCTATTACCATGGTTGACAAACAGTGGCAGTATTACAACATCTCTATCACTGAACCGCATTTGTTTTACCGTTTGCGCGAAACAGTAGCAACAACATTCTCGGTACGTCAGATAGTATTCTCTACCAGCCAACAGGTAATTCCCTTAGCGCGTTTAAACCGAGACGACTATTGGAACCTGCCAAACAAACAGTTCCCGTCGGTGCGATCATTGCAGTATTGGTTTGACCGCCAAATTCAACCGTCGATGTATTTATGGCCAGTGCCAAATAACAACTACCAAATGTTCCAGCTTATTGTTGAAAAACAAATGCAAGACGTTGGGTCCTTGACAAACCAAATCTACGTGCCTGATCGCTGGATTAACTGTGTACAAAAGCAGCTGTCGCATTCTATGTCAATGCAGTTACCTGGCGTAGAGATGGCGCGCATTAACTATCTGGATGCACAGGCCCAAAAAGCATTCTTGCAAGCCAGCGAAGAGGATCGTGACAAGTCTCCGATCTATTTCCAACCTAACTTTAGCTACTACACAAGATGAGCGCCATAATGACCTATGATTCGCTCGTAGCGAATATTATTGACTATATGGAACGCGACGACGCAGATTTCGTTGCGGCTATTCCCGGCATGATTGCGCTGGCTGAGTCTTCAATCGCTGCTGAATTGCGGTCTTACATCCAGCTCATCGTTGTTGAAACAAATCTGGCACAAAACCAAGTTACATTGACCAAGCCCGCGCGCTGGCGTAAAACCGTCAGCATGAAGGTAAATGGCCAGCCCATGTTGTTGCGCAGCCAAGATTATCTGGCGCAATATCAAGCGGAATCCACAAACGGAATGCCTAAGTATTATGCGGAATATGATTTTTCTAACTGGGCGTTTGCTCCAAAACCGGATGCATCGTACCCAGTGGAAATTATCTATTACGCTGAAATTCAACCATTGGATAGCGTCAATCAACAAAACCTGTGGACCTCTGTGGCACCGCAGGCCATGTTGTTTGGGTCCTTGCTGCAAGCTCAGGGCTATTTAAAGGCGCTCGATAAGCTGCCGGTATGGAAAGCATACTACACCGACGCAATTGCTGCGCTTAAGAAAGAAGACGATCTGCGCCGCGTTGACCGTAACACATCAGTACAGGAACCATAATAAATGGCTACAACACCTACATACACCTCGCCGTTTACCGGCACCGTTGTCACCCCCACAGACGTATCGTATGAGGCGCTAAATTTTAGCTCTAATGTTACGTTGTATTGGCCCACTACTGTTAACTCAACACAGACAGTAGCTGCCCGTATTATCGACTGCGTTGCAAGCGCAGGCGGACTTGCTATTGCACTGCCTGACGCGTCACAAGGCGCGCTGGGCACAGACATTTTGTTCCGTAACTTGGGCGCGTTCCCAATCAACATTACCAACAACACCGGCGGCGCTTCTGTAACGCTGGCTGTTGGTTCTGCAAGATACTTCTATTTAACTGACAACACTTCGCAGGCCGGCACGTGGAATAACGTGGCGTTTGGTGTTGGCACATCTGTAGCCGATGCCGCTTCATTAGCTGGTTTGGGTTTGACAACATATAACGGCAAACTTGCAACCGGCCAAAACGTTATTGATACAGCTGTTGTACCAACAATAACTCAAAATAACTCAGGGACAACGTATAACTGGACTGGTGGATCCGCAACTATTCCACTGCCAAACGTACAAAATTTAAACCCCGGCTGGTACATTGCGTTTAGAAACAGCAGCACTGGGACATTGACTTTCAGTACAGTCGCTGGTACTGGGCAAAAAATTAACAACGCGTTGAGTATTGCCACGAACCCAAGCGACTCCGGGTTTATTATGTTTGACCCGACTAGCAATGGTTTTATTACCGTTGGATGGTCTATCCCAACTGCGGTAACGTTTAACTCGGCATCATACGACGTTGATACGATTATTGGCAACACTTTGAATTTGACGTCTTACGCGCCAATTATTCAAACGTATATTGCACAATCCGGCACACGAACACAGACCTTGGCGGTGACATTGCCTGCGATTACGCAGCTGTATATCCTTGTTAACAACACCAACCAGATAAGCTACAACATCACGTTTAAGTGTCAGGGCAGCGCAGCAGCGCCCTTGGTTTTAACAGCCGGCTCGGTGCTTACTGTCCTTAGTGATGGCACCAACCTGTACTCATTGGTTACGGCTTCAACGGGTATTAACTACGTTTCTAACGGAACGTCAGGCGTCCCGTCGTATTCATTCAGCAACGACGTGACAACTGGTTTGTACTTGCGTGATACTGCTCGACTTGGTATTACTACCGGCGGTGTTGAATTAATTGACGTCAATAACAATAATCCCGCGGCACCGGTCGTAACGGTTGCTGCAACGTTGAACGCTACATTGATTTCTGGCGGAACATTCTAATGGCTGATAACGCTGATTTAGCTCAATATAACGCGCTTTATACCCTCAACGTTAAGCCGGGTATTAAGCGCGATGGTACTGTTTTTGAAGCTGAAGAATTTACAGACGGCGTGTGGTGCCGTTTTCAGCGTGAGCGCGCCCGTAAAATGGGTGGTTATAAATCAGTATTTACCAGCTTGGTCGGCATTTACCGCGGCATGGTTATTCAACCGTATAATGGCGTTAACTATATTTTTGCTGGCAACTTTAATGAGCTGGACATTTTTACTACCAACACTAATTACGCCACTGGTAGCGGACCTTATAAAGCTAATATTTTACCCGGGCAGGTTGAATTAAAAGTTGTAAACCCATTAACTAGCAGCATTGACATTCAAGGTACTTCTGGCGTTTCTGGCGCGGTTCAATATTTCCCCGTCGGCACAAAAGTAATTTTTTCACAATCCGGTACACCCGCAACTTACACAACTACAAGCGTTAGTTATGTGGCGCCGTATGTGCGATTGGGATTCAGCGGCACTATCCCCGCATCACCAACGCAGGCGTGGATTGCCAACGGCGCGGTATTTACCCCTGATCCTGTTGCGGGACCCTACCGCTTAGATTGGCAATTTGATGCGGCATTTAGCCCCTCTGGTGGCCAGCTTCAGGTCTTGGCGCACCCGGGCTACAACTTAGTTAACATTGACAACGGTGTTCCGTCGCAGGTGCTGGTGGGTAATATTACACCGGCTTCGGGAAATACTTGGGATTTTTATGGTTTGTCAGACAGTCAGGGTGCGAACCCAACGTACAAACCTATCTCCGTTGATGGTGGTGTTTGTGTGTTGTACCCGTTCATTTTTGTGTACGGCTCATACGGTTACATTGCCAACAATAACGTAAGCACTCAAACAAGTGCAGCCGAATATAATAAACAATCTTTGTACGATTGGAACGGACCATACGCTAACCAAGTTAACGTTTCTGCTTCAAAAATTGTTAAGGGCGCAACTGTTCGCGGAGGTACAAACGCACCTTCCGGATTGTTTTGGTCGACTGATAGTTTAATTCGTGTTTCGTTTACTGCGGCCAACGCGCCACTGTATTGGAACTACGATATTGTTTCCAGCCAAATCTCTGTTATGTCATCCGCGGGTATTGTTGAACTGGATGGCATATACTTTTGGATGGGCGTAGATAGGTTTTATCTGTATAACGGGTCGGTTAAGGTATTGCCTAACGATAAGAACGTAAACTACCTGTTTGATAACATCAATTTTTCGCAACGTCAAAAAGTATGGGCAACTAAGATCCCGCGCTTCAACGAGGTTTGGTTTTTTTATCCCCGTGGTGAGGCAACGGAATGCACCGATGCCATCATTTACAACACCAAAGATCAAATTTGGTACGACGCTGGCCAAGCTCCCGGAGCTCAACGCTCATGCGGCTACACAACTGAACTATTGCCAACACCTATTTGGTGTGATTGGAACTACGAGCCGATTTACTACACACCGCAATTAACAATTGCCACACCGACAGGGCAGTCTGCACCAGCGGCAAACCAATTTTATTTAGCTGGTAACCAGACGTCAACGTTTAGCCCCGGAGATTCTGTTGCGTTTTTACAGGACCCAGCTGCTCCAACCTATGTAATTACCAACAGCGTTAATATTGTTAATACAACAATTGGAGCGCCCGGTGTTACCAAGGTAACTTGCGCAACAAATTTTAGCCCAGCAATTACCACAGGGCAGGACGTGTTTGCTGTTACCGGCGGATATAACCTTTGGCAGCATGAATTTGGCGTAGATCGCGTAGGTTTAAACGGTTCTACGGCCATTTATTCGCGCGTCACAACCAGCGATATTAGCTGGGTCGGCGGTACGCCAAGCGGGGACAACGCACAGGGCGTTAACCGCCGCATGCATTTACGCCGTTTTGAACCCAACTTTGTTCAAACTGGAACAATTGCCATGAGCGTTTTGGGGCGTAGGTTTGCGGATGACGACATAAATACGCAGGTGTCAGGCCCTTATTATTTTAATGCCGACGCCGGTAAGATTGACTTGCGTGTCGAGTATCGTTTGATGCGGTTGAAGTTTGAGTCAAACGAGCTTGGCGGCAGCTTTGAGATGGGTCGAAACATCATTACTTGCGAATACGGTGATGAGCGCCCATGACGAATAAGATTGTCCAGTCGTTCCCGTTTAGCACCGCCTATTGCGGTTTTGAGGAATGGGTTGGCAACTTCATCCAATGGTACGGCCAAGAACCAATTGGGCAGGGCCACGAGCTGGAATGGAAAGAGATTGCCAACCAGATTGTGAGCGCGCCGTCTTTTGCAGCCTATGGCCTGCAATCACCTGAAATGTTTGAGACTTGGCAAGAGTGGGCCGAAGACGTTTCCTTAGCAATTAACGGGCCAACTCACTGATTTTTTTGCATTAATATACGTAGAATATATGCCAATAAACAAATCCCAAGCACAAAATAACGCGACAATGTCTACGCAAGACATTGTCAAGAATTGTGACGAGATTAAGGATTCAGGTCAGGATTGGAGACAAGCGTATGCCGCGTTGCATTCCATGTTGGAATCAAACCAGTACCGCATAATGCGGGCCGGCAACACGTTATTTTTAATAAAACTTTTGGAACAAGGCACTGCACAGATGTTTGTGTTTAACGCCGATAGTCCTAAAAACTTTTTGAAAAATACTAAAGAGTTTTTTAAGGCCATGAAGGCTGCAAAGTTCCACACAGTTTTTGGGATAACAGAAAATCCCCAAATTATAAAAATGTTGCAGCACACGGGTTATGAAGTTGATGTAGAAAACGTTGGAAACGACGATAAGGGCCAACCTTTATACAAGGGAACGGTCCATGTGTAATCCGTTACAAGAACTTGAGAATACCGTTAACGGTTTTGGTGGAATAATCTTGGGGCTTCCCGGTTCTACTAAAAAAATACTTAATGGTGTTGGGAGCGCATTTAACGCTGTAAATAAAACAGTGGACGCAATACTTCGCAACCCGCTGCCAACTATTGAAACGGTAGCATTAACATCTTTAGGTGTTCCGCCAATAATTGCTAACGCAGCAGTGGCGGCGGCAAACGGCGGCAACATCAATCAAATAGCTTTATCTGCGCTTACGGCTTATGCAGGTAGCAAAATAGGTAGCTACGCAGCCGGCGCAGTTGGAACTGAAAGTGCGTTGATTAAGCAAATTGTTGGCAGCTCATCTGGCATGGCTGCTGTTGCTGTGTTAAAAGGGCAAAATCTTCAGCAGGTATTAACCGCTGGTGCAACTGGTGCGATTAACGCAACTATATCAAATCAACTTGCACAACAAGGTTTTACAAAAGTAGATAACCAAATCCTTTCAAACGCCTCAACGGCAGCAATTAAAGCTGTACTTGGCGGTAAAGACATAGGCGCTGCTATTGGTGCATCGGTTGCATCTACAGCTATCCAAGCTGCGTTGTCTGGAAAAATAGACCAGATAAATAAAAACAATGAGATGGGTAAAGGTTTAGTTAGTCAATATACTAAACTTAGTTCTCAAGCCAGCGATTGGTTCAATAAGAATCTTGCGCCAACTCAAGACAAAGAAAACCAACTTTATAATTCTTTACAAACTGACCAAAACCAATATAATAAATCAAAGATGGAATATGATAGTGCCGTTAATAGGTACAATTATTATTCAAAGTTTTCGGGGGATTATTACGTAAATACGGCTGCAAAAGAAGTTGAACTTGCCAATTCACTTGTAGACAAAATGAATTTGCTAGGCGCAGATATGTCTACAAAATCTGAAGAGTTTTCCAACGTACATGCCGAAGCTGAAAAAGATAGACAGTATTACAAATCTACGTATGAAAATCCATTAACTTCTATAACCAATAAAGTAGAAGAAATAAATAGGGCAAACGATTACGAGTCAAAAAATGTTGGCTATTTAGTTGCTAGGTACGAAGATCAAATTACTAAAGACCAAACCAACATAGTTTCAGCTATTGCCAAAGACGCAGTAAAAGAAGCTCAAGATTTGTTGCAAAAACAAGCTGAGCCTACACCTGCACCTGCACCTGCACCTGCACCTGCACCAACACCTGCACCAGAACCAACACCTGCACCTGCACCTGCACCTGCACCAGAACCAACACCTGCACCTGCACCTGTTGCACCAGAACCCACACCAGTAGCACCAGAACCCGCACCAGTTGTCCCGCAGCCCGCGCCTACGCCATCCGTTCCGCAATTTACGCAACCTGATTCCGAGCTTGTTGGCGCTGAGGCGCAGGACGATGGAACGACTGTTGAAAAATTTGCCGATGGAACAACGCAAGTTGTTGACTCATTGTCTGGTAAAATTTTAAGTCAAACAGCACCAGCACCGGTGCCTGAACCAGAAGCACCGACTGGTGGATTGGATGTGGTAGCACCAACACCAGCATCCGAACCAGTACCTGAATTAAAAGCGCCAACTCGTGGATTAGATGTAGTAGCGCCCCCAACACGAGAACCGGTGCCTGAACCAGAAGCGCCAATGGGTGGATTGGATGTGGTAGCACCCCCAGCACCCGAACCAGAACCAGTGCCTGAACCCGAAGCACCAATGGGTGGGTTGGATGTGGTAGCACCTCCAACACCAGAACCGGTGCCTGAACTAAAAGCGCCGACCGGTGGGTTGGATGCAGTTGACCCAATTGTGAATCAAGAGGCTCCTGTTGAAACTGCACCTCCAAGCACTTTGGACACTGTGGTACAGACCAATCAAGACGCGCTAAATACAGCAATCACTTCTAATAACCCCGATTTAGTGGACGCTGTAGTTAACGGCAACGAAGATGTTATTACTGCTTTGGCAAACGGCGATGTTGACGCAGCTACTAATTTAATTGGCGGCGCAGACACCAGCGTGCCTGATATGCCTGATGTTCAACAACCTGAAGAAGAGCAGCCACCTGAAGAAGAGCTGGATACTAACGTCCCCGGTTTGCCATCTATTGATCAGACCGTTGAAGAAGAGCAGCCACCTGAAGAAGAGCAGCCACCTGAAGAAGAGCAGCCACCTGAAGAAGAGCAGCCACCTGAAGAAGAGCAGCCACCTGAAGAAGAGCAGCCACCTGAAGAAGAGCAGCCAGACGATGGCTTTGGCCCTATAAGAATTCCAAGTGGCACGGGCTCAATATCAACGCCAAAACCACCATCAAGACCCACGTCGGCACCAACAATAGCACCAGCACCGGCACCAACAATAGCACCAGCACCGGCAGGAACAAACACTATGAGCACAACTGGAACCAGCGGGTACCAAGACCCCAAATTAGATTTTACGCCGCATCTTGTAAAGGGCAGCGCAATCAATTTAGTTGGACAACCAACGTTTCGGGAAATATACACCCCGCAACAACAAGCGCAAGCCCCGTCGCCTTACACAGACGGCATGATGGGTTACGCGGAAGGCTCGTCTGTCAGCATGCAGCCCCAATTTACCCGCGGGCGCGCTCAATTTTTGCAATCAATGTTGCACCCAATGGCTCGGCCACAAGTCGGGCCACAGCGTTTTGAAAGCCACAGCGAAGGCCACGAAGTTGGTGAACACCAGCCAGAGTTTTATAGCGAAGGTGGTTTAAAATCAATCGAGAACAGATACGTTACGGGCGACGGCGACGGCACCTCCGACTCGATTCCAGCTATGTTGGCCAACGGTGAGTTTGTTATTCCCGCTGACGTTGTGGCAAGTTTAGGCAACGGATCAAATGAATTCGGTGCCTCCGTGTTGGATCAGTTTATGAAAGCTATTCGCGAGCATAAACGCGACGCACACCCCGATCATTTACCGCCTGATTCAAAAGGGCCGTTAGCTTATCTGCAAGAAGCACAAAAGAAAGTTGCATAAATATGTCCGCTTTATCTAGTTTAACACAAACATCCGGATCATCGGTCACGTCGCTGCCCGATTGGTATAACACCGCGCAACAAAACCTGGTAACCGGCGCAACAAACGCAGCTGCAGCAGCGCCGCAGTTGGGGCAGACTGTTGCACAGGGTGCGATCAAAACATTATCTGGCCCCAATAACCCGTTTACAACTGCGACAAATACACTGGGAAACATTGCGGCAGGTGCAGCTAATCCATGGATTACTGATCCAAACACTGGCGCAGTAACACCAAATACAAACACCGCACTTGGTGGTTTGTTTCAAGCTCAAAGAAACCAACTGCAAGGCGAGATGCCTTACATTGCAGCAGGTGCTGCTGCACCTTCAATTGGCAGCGGAAACTTTGGTAGTTTGCGTGGTCAGGTAGCAACTAATGTTGCTATGGGTGACGCCATGAACAAACTGTTTAGCAACCAACAGCAAGCCGCGCTGCAAAACCAACAGACGGGCGCGCAGGCTGCGACAAACATGGGCAATGTGGCGCAGCAAGGCATTACTAACGCCATGAACGTTGGCAAAGAGCAGATGGTCGCACCGTTCACAACACTTGCCAACCAAGGCAACATCTTGGCCAGCGTCAACGCACCATCGACTGTCAGCACAACACAAACACCTTCTACTTTGCAAGCTATCACTGGCTTGGGTAGTGCTGTTAGCGGCGGCTTAAACGCTTTGTACGCTAAGGGCACCCCCGGAACTTCAGGTTACGTTCCCGGAGTATTAGACAACCTTGGTAAAGCGGGTACGGATATTAAAAATTGGTGGAACAACACCGACTCATCAACTGGTAAGCCTTATATTGACACGGGTTCATCAGTCCCTGTTTCGGGTGCTGATGCATCTTCGTCCGGTGGTACAATGGATCAAGAAACAGCCGACGCAATGGGCTATGTGCAGAACCCGTATGGTGAAGGTTATGTAGACCCCGATACGTTGGAATACGGACCCTAATAAGGATAAACATGGCTAAAGACACATCTGGCGGTTTGTCCGCAATATCAGAAGACAATACTGAAACGCCATCAACTGGCGGCTTACAAGGCACAAGCACAATTAACGTTGGCGGTCAAAAGATTTCCACAAAAGGTGCGCTTCAAGGCCAAGCGTTGTTAGACGCCATGCAAGAAGAATACTCACGTCGTGTGCCTGACAGTAACCTTGGACGTTTTAACACATTCCTTGAAGGCATGAAGGACGCTGTAGCAATTACGTCACGCGATCCGGGCTCTGCTATGGCTGCTCGTGATCAAGAGAAGCGTTTGCGTGATGAAAGCCTGTTCCAAATGCGCGCCAACATGGCCACATTGCGTGGTCAGATGGCTCAGCAAGCCTCAACAAGTGCCATGATGAACGGCACACCCCAAGGCGGTGCACAAGGCGCAACACAAGCTGGCGCACCTCAAGGCGGTGGCTCACCAGTGCAGCAAATGATTAACAGCCTGCCCCCTTCGTTGCAGGGCCAAGGTCGTCGATTGGCGGCTGAGGGACAATTTGATGCTCTTGCCAAGATGGTGCAAGACTTTGAGGTTAAGAAGCCAGAGCTCCAGAAAAACATGGAGTTTATTAACGCTATGCCTGAAGGTCCTGAAAAAGAACGCATGCGCCGTCAAGTGCAAGATAAAACCTTCGGCGTGTATGAAGATATTCTTCCTTCTGGTGAAACTCGTAGGTATACGCTGGGCAATGCAAATGTCCAAACACCTAATGTCGCTGATACGACTACTCCTGGCGCAACACAAATGCCTGCTATACCAGCACAAATGCCTGCTATACCAGCACAAGCGCCGGCACAAGTGTCTCCTCCGGCACCAACGCCTAGCGCAGCTAAACCTGCTATGCCAGCACAAGCGCCTGCTAAACCTATTAGTAGTCCTGATATTAGGCCACAACTTAGCCCATTTACAAGCCAAACACCAAACCCAGCACTTGCAAAGCAAAGCATGGAATTTGTAAAACGAGTTGAAGACCTCGGTGCTCCCTCATTTACACCTAAGCCTGCTGTTCCAGGTAAGTCTGATGATACGGGTTTGCCAAACACATTTACCCCAGGAACTCAACAGTACGTTACACAACGCGCTAAGAACGCCGAAACAGCAACTGAGTTGCAAAAGGCACAAGCACAATCCAATATCAACATTGGTGAGCACGGTGCTAAATCTGCTATTGATGTTGCCGCTGAAACCGGTAAGGCATCTAATAAAATTTATGGTGAAGAATACGCTAAAATCCCGGAACAAAAAGAAAAGGCTTCTAACACAATTGCAGCAGCTGATCGTGTTATTGCAATGGCCAACGACCCGGTTTACCGTAAGTTGATGGGATATTTCAACGGCGGCAACAAAGCAGCTTCCGCTCTTGTTGGTGTCTTGAACAACGTGCCAGGTCACTTGTTTGACAAAGATCGCATGGAAACCGCAATGGCGTCTTTGGGCTTCACCGAAGCCGAACGTACAGCGTTTAACCAACTTAAAACAGACGCAGCATCGTTGGGTATCCAATACACCGCTGACATGTTCCACGGCGCTCGCCTTGGAATTGGCTTAGAAAAACTGGGCGCAACTGGTAAGGGCGTGAGCTCAGACTTTACACCTGCAACAAACAAACTGTTTGCTCAAGTCACTAAGAACAACGCAGAATTTGTGTTGGACGGCCACCGCACATTCCGTGACCAATGGGCACCTGCGCATCCCGGCAAAAACTGGGGCGATTTTATTCAATCTCGCGAATATGACAACATGATTGATCAGCATTTAGCGGCGCAACGTGCTCTGACAAAAGGCACACCAATTGAAATTAAAAAGTTATCTGTCGATGAGGCTAAAAAAGCTGGATCCGGTTCCGGCTCTTCGGGCAGCATTTTAAACAAATACAAAATCAAAGGTTAATCATGGGTGACGAACACATTGACATTGATGCTGCTTTAAAAGATCACCCCGCAGATGTAGTTGCCGCTGAGCTGGCAAAACTCCACGGTGTGGATCGTGACGCGTATTTAAAAGATGGTGTCACTGACGACCAATTTTTAAATGAAATGCGTGGACAGGCACTGCCCAAAACAGAAGCGCCCGCCCCCACACAAGAGTCAACTCTTTCTGAACCCAACAACGCTACTAACGTTGTGTATGGCACAATTGCCGCGGCAGCTCCCGCTGCTGCTGGTTATGCTGCTAACAAGCTCAAGGGCGTAGCATTATCTGTTGCTGGGAGTAAGGGTGTTCCTTCAATGGATACCACAACACCTTCAAAAACTTTTGCATCTCCCAGTCAGGTCAGCGCGCGCGTAACGCAAGCGGGCCAACCACCACGCCCAAGTGGCCCAACCGATGTGGTTAATTGGGCGTCGGGTAAAGACGAGCGTACCGGCCAATATGGCCGCGGTTACCTGGGCGGTACAAGTCTTGAGCACGAAGCTGCGTTGCACAAACAAGCCGACGCGTTGGAAGCAAAAAGCCCCGGCTACAAAATTAAACCAGGGACATCTAATTTTCTAATTCCAGAGGCTGAGTACAACAAACTGGTTAGTGAAGCCAAAACAGCTGAAACCTCCGCTAAAGAGGCATTAAGTAACAAAGCTAAGATGGCCGCGGAGCTGCGTGCTAATCGTTTGGCTCAAATTAATTCAACCAACGTACCAGCTAAAATCGCTAATAATATTAGTAGCGCCCCTGTAGCTAAACGCTTTATGACTGGCTATAACGTTGGCGATTTGTTGCAAGCACAAAACCCATTTGAGGCAACTGTTTCGGCCGCTGGTGCTGCAGCTCCTTATGGTGCGGGAATGGTTGAAAAATTCATACCGCAAAAATACAAAGGACTTGCAAAACTGTTAGGCCCTGTAGTTAGCACTGCAGCACCTGCAATTAATTACCTTGAGCGCAAGTTGATTTCCCCATCTCAGCAACAAGATGAAAGCAATATAAACCACGCAGCCGGTGGATCTATACAAGGCTATGCTGGTGGAAAAGCCGTCAAAGGTGCGCTGGATTTTTTGTTCAAACCCCGGCCAACACAAATCGTAAGAGCAAGCGAAGCGTTGGCACCACACGAAGGAAAGTATCTAGGTCTAACACAGACAGATAATTTTGGTGTGCATGGGGATCGTATGGGTGGCAATCAATTTCCTAACTTCCAAAATATAAAGCCATTGCATCAACAGCACGGCGTTGTGTGGATGAACGACGCTGAGAAGCATGCACAAGACATGGTCAAGCGTAGTAATGACAACACGGTTTGGTCAACATACATTGGCGCACCGGATCAATTGAAATCCAACAAAACGGTTTTCAATGACATTTTGCAACAACATTACAAAAGAGATTTGACACCAGAGCAGATTGATTTAATTAACAAGCGCATTGAAACCTTGCGCCCTGCTCCTGGTAAACCTCTTGTCTTCCCACAGAAGTTTGACATCCAAGACAAGTTTGCCGCACAAGAATTGGGTGGTGATACATTTGCACGCCGTGCTGCGTTGGCTGATATGCTTGGTATGGGTAAAGGTGTTGGCTCAACCAAGAGCGGCATCGCTATGCCAGACTACGAAAACATCTTGCGATCACACCGTGATCCGATAACAGAGGGTGTTCCAACAAGTTCTGTTGGCTCTCGTTTGTTTACAGTCGACCCAACTAGGAATGCACAGTTTACACAAGACTTCCATCCCGATTACAACTACGCTGTGTTTGGTAAAGACCAAGGCGTGCAGTTTAATCCTGTGCCACAAAACTTAGCTGTACCTGATTGGTATAACGAGATCAACGCGCGCGCACCAGGTAAGACACATGGTAACGCATGGTTCTCATACATGAACAACCCCCAGCGAATCACTGAGGAGTATTTGACTAACCTGCAAAAAGCTGGTCACGCCGAAGGTGGTGAAGTGCAGGGTTACGCTGGCGGAAAGGCTGTGACTGGTGCGTTGGAGTACATCGGAAAAAAGATATTGCCCGCGGCTGAGCGGGAGGCCAACAAGGCCAAGTATTTAGAAAACAGTGTTGTTAAAACGCCGATGTACCACGGCACATCCAGCGACATAACAGAATTCAAGCCAAGAACCGCTAACACTATTTTTGTTACGTCTAACCCACGATTCGCTCAAACGTTCGGTGACGCTCACCAGCAACGGTTAGTGAAAAATGTAAAAGACAGAATGCCCGATAAAGAGTTTCTGGACATTATGCGTGGCGGCGGTTACGACAACTTAGATACCGTTGTTAATTTGGGACTGCCTGCACGTCAAAACATTATGCCTGTGCATGTGAATGCAACAAACCCTTTCGACTACGAGAACCCACAGCATGTTGAATCATTGTTTAACGAACTCAGCAAAGCCGATGGCGCACCATCTACTCATTCTTTAAGTCACGGTGCTTGGAATTTACTCGAGCTCCCACACGTACAAGCTGGCATTAAAAACCTTGGCCATGATTCGTACTTCGTGCAAGAAGGTGGGCAAAAGAATTTAGGTCTGTACAAGCCAGAACAAATTAAATCTGCAATCGGTAATGAAGGTTCTTTCAACCCATTAGACCCAGACATCACTAAGAAAGAAGGTGGTGAGGTCGAGGGCTACGCCGGCGGTAAGGCTGTCGGTAAAGTAATCAGCCAGGTCCCTGAAGTGGCTCAGGCATTGGAAGCATACTTACGTGGGCACATCTCCAACGCTGAGCGCATGGACATTTTAAATAAGCACTTGCCTATTCGCAAATGGAACGAGCTGCCACCAAACTATACCAACGAACAGATCCGCGCAGCGTTGATGGCAAACAAGCAACCTAAAGCATTGGCTGAGGTTCCCGTTGGCATGCAGGTAGGCAATCGACTGGATATCCCAGCTTACACACAAAACGGCGTGTACGTAGACACCGTGCACAACGCAAAGGGCGCTCCAATCAGCTACAACCGCACTGGTCACCTGAAGGATGTTGAATTTAGCTCTAAACCCAACCAGGCGGTTCGTGTAGGCCTTGGAACCAAGGAGCAGGCCCTTACCCCTATGGGCGCTGAAATGGGCTCTGGAAAGTCCCCTTTTGCGCTTATGAAGGGTACTAACATCGGCACCCACGATGACGAAGTGCGCCGCATGATGCAAGAGTATCTGAACGATCCTAACTGGACACAGATCGGCATGGACCCACGCCGTAACTCTCAGTTCTATGACAAGTCTACCGGCTTACCAGTTTTCTCCGCAACCGAGAAGCTACAGTCTGGTCCGTTAGTTATGGTGCCAAAAGGTGGCCTCGAGTCATCGCACTGGGAAGACCCGCGTTTGTTGCTGTCTGACTTTGAGGGCAAGCACTATGCCGGTGGTGGACACGCTACACCAGCATGGCAACGCTCAGAGGGTAAGAACCCAGAAGGTGGATTGAACGCTGCTGGACGTGCGTCATACAACCGTGAACACGGCGCTCACTTAAAAGCACCGCAGCCCGAGGGTGGATCACGTAGAGATTCTTTCTGTGCCCGGATGGAAGGCATGAAGAAAAAGAATACGTCGTCTGAAACGGCCAACGATCCAGACTCACGCATCAACAAGTCGCTACGTAAGTGGAAGTGTTAATTAACCGTACTTTTTAATAAACGCTTTAAGTTTACGAACTTCACCACGGGCCCATTTCCTGCCGTGTGGGTCATCGGTGTGGTCAAACTCACCGGCAAGTGCATCACCATTAATGTGGCCTGACTCATAAAAGGTCGACAACACATACTCGGCTTCTTTGACAATTTCCAAGTCGGTGTAATCTTCGATTTGTTTCTTGTCGTCGGTTGAAATGTTTTCGAGGTCGTAAGCCAACTCGTCAATAGCCAACGCGGATTTAATAATCTGTTTCATTTTTAGCCTTTTTAGTTTGTGTGCCATTATCGACACAAATACATTATACAATAAAAAACACTGTATAACACTGTATACAGTGTAAAGAATTGTAAAGTTGGGTCACTTTCTGTAACGTTTTCCGAACCAACCCTCAGCTGCAAGAGGAAAATCAGGAGCCCATGAAGGCGGAGTTGTCATAATACGAACAACATCCTCCAACATGGGCTCTGCGTTTTGTTCTGGCACAATTAGGAGCACTTCATCATGGATACTATTACACACGTTGTAACCGGCGTCTTCAAGGCTAAGCATAGCAAAGGCCAGAAAATCACGCGCAGTTCCCTGGACCCCAGATTGGAATATGCTAGACCCGATGAGTTGGTTACGCCCCCAGACGCGCGTGTAGGTGTTCTGGCTGGCGACTGTGACACCGAGCTTTTCAGCACCCCATGGGGTGGTGACGAGCTCAGCCTGTGGCCTCTGCCAACAGATCAAACGCTTGCTAGGTAACTGCATCCACAGCGCATCTTTGGCGACCTTCATGGTCAAATAACGGCCGGCTTTATACGGCTCCCCTGGGTTCTGTATTGCCTGGATTGCTGCTTCTTCGCAGGCACCCCACAAAGCCTTAACCTTGTGGTATGAAGTGCGGTAGTTGTCTACCGCATTTTTTGCTTGCGCTTCTGATAGTCTGACTCCCATCCCCTCAGCGTATTTGACAAGTCCTTTAGACCCTTGTCCGAACATTGCTCCAAGAACTGCGGATTTGGAAACCTGCCGTTGATCCTTCGTAACCTGATCGTAAGGTACATGATATAGGCTTTCCGATGCAAAGACTTTATACTCATCTAATCCCTTTCTGAAAAGTTCCACTTTGTTTGCTTGGGCTGCAATATATACACCCACCCTGTTTTCGATCGAGCTAAAATCGACGTCCACGAAGGTAAATCCGTCAGGAGCACAGATAGCAGAACGAACGAGTGAGGCGAGTTCGGACATTTCGCCAGCTCCCTGCTCAAAGACACGGACAATCGCTTCTTCAATTTGTTTGTCGTTAAGAACGGGACGTGCAATATTTTGGAGATTAAGTCCACCACGCGAAGACCAACGGCCAGTAGACGCGCCGTGATAGACCAAGGTATTTCGTATTTTCCCATTTCTTTGAATCTCTAACATTTTAGCGTACTTAGCCACGCTAGTCTGGCTGCCTTCTTGGCGTAACTGTAAAGCACGTTTAACATCTGGTGGTAAGCTGGCGCTTACTAACTTAGCTGAAACGGTCTTCTCGGTCATGTCGTCTAGTTTGGCACCGCGCGCATTTAACCAATCAAGCAATTTAGCGCGCTCTGAGGGCTTGCAACCGGTTAGGGCTACCGTCTCCTCATCCAACTTGTTTTGGGCCGCTTCTACGGCCTTTACAGCGTTCTGAAGCTCCTTTGGATTGACTGGCACACCACGCAGGTTAATGCGCTGTGTGAGTTCCCAAACGCGCTGTTCTTCGGCATTCAGCGCGCGCAGGCCGGCAACGATGGACATCTCTGTTCTTACGTCTTGCTTACAGTATTCATACAACTGTGCAAGCAGTTCCGGATCATTCTCAAACTCACCCTTGCGGTTTGGTTTGCACAACTTCTGAATCAACTTGGCCCCGATGGGGTCTTTTTTATGGGCTGCATCCATGAAGGTGCCGGCGTCATCCAAACCCTGGGGGATATTACTTGCGGCTGCAATCGCCATGGAGTCAATACATTGTTCCAGTTTGAGCTCAGGCCAGCCATACTTTGGCACACATACGCAGTTCCAGATCGCGTATTCAAACATGGCATTCCATGCTTGTATCTTGCCACCTTCGCCCACGTGACATAAAAGCCGGTCTAGCGGACCTTTTGTGTCTTTTGGTGTCATAACGTCCACTTTATCGGACGTTGTGCCAAATGCAATACACAACACTTCTGTTGTGTAATCGTTTGCGTAGTTGTCTAGCCCAACATCTGGTAGGTTGGCCAAACTACGCGTTTCAAAGTCTATCGAATAAATCATTATTGCTCCCAAGGCATGCCGACGAATCGGCGGAAAAAATGGGGGGCCGTAGCCCCCCGAACACCACTACAAGGAAAACTATTATATCTCACAAACTCCGGCAACGCAAGCGAGCATTTGAGCGCCCTCTACGTTGTCCGTAACTTCTTTAAAAGCAGTCCAATCAATGACAGGCATTTTAGCTTTAAGTTCGTCATATTCCTCTTTAGTGCACTCCTCGTATGGCGCCTGGCGATATGTGCCGCCATCGTATGGGAGGTATGAAACGCCGCTAATTTCAGCAAAATGGTCCCACGTCCACGCTCCAACGCTTGGCCAATCTTTCTCTTCAACGGATATTGTAACAGACGGTTTATGTTCGCACCAATGTTGCTGATAGGTGAGCCATAAAGAGAGGTGTCCAATAGGTGTGACATCTGCTCGCGTAAGGCCATCGGGTGCTCGTTGGGGGAAAGAGAAGACCACAGTCTGTTCAGGTTTGTAGACACAGTCCTCGGCAGGTACTCCGGTCTCTCTAAGAAACTGGCTAAGAGGGTCTTTCTTATCGCCTCGTACTCTTCGGATGTAATATTTGGCGTGCCTTGGATGAATTCCAGAAGCGGTGTCAGTGAGCTGGGAGACTGTCCCACTCGGTTTGACACATGTGATAGCACAGCTTTCAGGTATTCCGAGGATGGATGCCCATTCTGTATTAGTAACGCGAGCAGTTTCTCGCAAGGTGTCGAGTAATTCATTTAACTTTTCTCCCTCTGTGCAGAGTAGTTTGTTATCGTAAATGCCAGTGATGGAAACGCCCAACAAGCGCTCCTCTTCGGTGTTACGTTGCCACACCTTACGCAGGTACGGAAACTTGGTAAACGTCGACTGGATGGTGCCCAGGATCGTTGCCAGCTTAACCTTTTCAATCAAGGTCTCAGGCGTGTCATCGTGGCGCGCTATAACCTCAGTAAGATTACAGAACTGATTCGGTCTGAGGATAATCTCCGAGCAAGGATTAGTTCCGAACTCAAAGTTTGGATCTCTATGCCCATATTTTGCAACCGTCTTTTGAGCAGCTTCCCGATTAAAAATCCCTCTCTCACCGGAATGGGAGTTGTAAAGTGACAACCACTCTTCCATGAACTTTCCAACAGTAGGTGTTTCACTATACACCGCACTGTTGTTCGCAAGAGCGCGGTGGGGCGCTGTTTCCCACCAAGGGCCAGCTTTAGCATAACGGATCCTTTCATCATCCAGGTCAGACAAACTAATCATGGCCGAGCGACGCACGCCACCAACCACAACAACCTCACCAATTTTACACATCAGGTCATGGCACTCGAGTGTGTGCAAACGACGGCCCTTTGCGTTCTTAAACATGTTGACTGCAAAGTTAAACAAGTCAACCAACGGCTCAGGACCAGATGCACGGCCACCAAATGTCTTCAAGCGCGCGCCAGCTGGACGTACCTTAGACACGTCCCATTTTGGGATCTCGCCGGCGTATAGATGTGCCAGCAACAAACGCAAAGACTTAGCCCAACCCTCTTTGCTGTCATGCACTGCGATCACGTGGTCGGAGTCAAACAACTTCTCTGGCACCTCTGGTAACTGCGACACGTATTTGTTCTCTATAGAGAATCCAACGCCGGTGCCACAGAGCAAAATGAACATGGCTTCGTCAAATGCCTTGACGTCGTCCACTGGCAAATAGCTGCAGTTATACATGCAGGTGTTGTCACGATCTGCTGCTTTGCCAGATGTCATCATGGCGCGCATAGAAGGCATTACTTTAAGGTCTTTAATTGCGTTATATATTTTGTCGCGCAATTCACTGTTATTTGATGATAAAACCGGTGTACGGCTAAAAATGTAATCTACAAAACGTTGTGTGGTTTCATCCCAAGTTTCGCGTCGGCCTTTGTCATCTAGAAAACGGGCGTAACGACTTGCTGCAATATATTCCTGATACTGATCCATGGTGTATTGTTGTTATTGATTGATTGATAAAAAAGGGCGAACCACATAGTGATCCGCCCGCGTGTTACATGTAACCTACTTACACAGCGAAGTCTGCTGCTGCGTTTGTAGCGCCACCAAGTTTCTCACCGTCTTCCAACTTCTGAACGTTGTTAAGACCGGCTGCAATGCCCTTTGAACCACTTGCATCGTATGGATACAGTGTGATAGAAGCACGGCCGTAGCAACCGCTGTAGAACTCGCTCTTATCCATGATCGGTTCCAAGTCGGCGTCGACAATGCCTGGCTTCTCGTTAGAGTTTGCGTTGATGAAATAGTGACCCGCATAGATTGGATCATCTTTTTCTGCGTCGCCATCACGCAAGCCACCTTTGAGTAACTTGGGCACTGAACCACCAAAGAAGGCCGCGTTAGCTTTCTTGATGTCTTCAAAGGCCGCTGTGAAGCGCTTGATTGTTTCTGTATCTGATTTGGGGATCAGAATAGATGCAGAGTATTTCAACTGTTTGTTCAGTGTCTCTGCAGGCTCGAAAACGTGCACAAAAGAGAAACGAACTTTGCCAGTAACGAACTTGGCTTTGACTGATTTAGACATTTTAGACTTTTTCCATTTTAGATTGCACCGGGTTTGAAGGTACCGGCACGTTGACCTTTTCTTGCCATGATATTAATGCAAACATCTGGCAAAAACTTTCATGCATCGTAAAAAACTCCCAAAGTGCGCATTGCTTCTCGCATAGCTAACACTCTCTGGAGATCGTTTACGTAGTCGGGGTTCTTCATTAACTCTGGGTGGTCCCACACACATTGTGTTACATCCAGAATGCTACGCCTCAACCTAAGCACATCATCTCTTTTCTCACCGCCGGGTAGTTGCTCAAAGTCTTTTAGGTACTGGGACACCATGACTTGAGGAACACTTTTAGCGATGGTATTTAAATCAAGATATACCACATTCTACTCCAGCTTTTGCGACCATGTAAAGCCCCACGTTGCCTAGCGCGTAGCCAAAGAAGCTAATTGCCAGGCCGGTGTTGCCCTTAAACAACAGATCGCAACCAATGTAGAAGTAGACCAAACCGATGCCAGCAATTAACCATGCACTCATACGATTTCCTCAAAGAATACTGGAGTGTTTTCTCCGACGTATGAACCGACCATGTTAAAGTAGTAATACTCGATGGCTTCAACTTCGTTCATCTTGTCGACCTTCATAAGTATTTCAAGAATCTTATCAACGTTGTAGCAAACCAATGGCTTACTGCACTGGTAAACAACCCCCATGATTGCGTCGTCAAAGTATGGTTCGGTTAAGAACAACAGCTCATCGCCGTACATTTCTGCTAGTTCTTCACGTGTCATTTGAAGTCATCCTCCACGGTTTCTTTTACCTTAACCAACTTGGGTTCACCATCTGGCTTCACAATTAATTCACCCAACCAAGTAACAACCTGCCCCTTGGGTGCCAGCTTCTCTAGCGTGGCCAATGACTTCAGCTTGGGTGCCTCCCACAACGCGCCAACGTCGATGCCCTTTTCTTTGAGCACGGTTGCAGCCAGTGCGTGGTCTGTGATCTTGCGGTGTGTTGACGTTGTGCCCAGCTTGTAACCTGGTGGTACGATCTGGTGATACACCGCGCGCGACACAGCAAACTCTTCTACGTCATTGACCCAGGTCTTTAATCCCTTGGCTTTGTCGAGGACTTCTGAGAACTCTTCGTTTGTGAGGAGCGCCGCTTCTTTGAATTCGAGTCTTGCGAGTTCTGTGTTGAAGTCACTGCGGGCGCGACACTGGGCTTTAGCACGGCAAAATTGGCACCATTCACCGGGGAGGAAATCGCCCGCACCGCTCCACGCTTTCTTGGCTTTTGGTTTGACGTAGTAGCTTGCCCAATCGATGAGCTTGTCAAGACTTGTACCATCTGTGCTAATGCTGTCGAGTCGTGGCTGGTGGATGGTATAGCTGACTTCCTTGATGTCTGGATATTCTTCTCTAAACTTCGACCATGCGCCCAACGCATATAGTCGTAGCTGGGGATTGTCTGTAGCTGAGACTGCAATACCTTTGCCGAACTTGAGGTCGATAACGCGGATCGAATTCTTTGAAAGAATAACCACGTCTGCTGTCCCGAAACCGTCAGGAACCCAATCACTAAAGTCGACGCGTTGCTCAAATAACGGGGTGTCGCCTTCACCAATTTGACTGCGGACATACAGAACGTAATTATCGACGTTAGCCTCGAAATCGTCATTGAAGTAGGGTGTTGATTTAATGGTCTCATATTCTGTCTCATACTCATCGCGTTTTATTTGTCCGAATTGAAGGCGCAGTTTAATTTCAGCAAGAGAGTGCGCCGTTGTGCCCTCCTGTGAAAAATCGAACCCACCGACTTTGCGGTTTTGTTCGGGGAGGGTTGCCTCCAAGCGTGCGCTCGGTGTGCAAGATAGCCAACGTTTTGATCCGGAGGCCGACAATAATGCGTGAGCAGTCATTTTTACCTTTTTAGAAGTTTATCGGTAAATATATTAATGCAAACAAAAAGGGCCCCGAAGGACCCTTTATTTAAGTTTATTTTATTATCTGAAGGGCGGTTAGCCTGCGCTCTTCAACTGCTTTATTAGGTCGCCTACCGCCCCAGCAAAGTCAATGGAAACCTCAGCTTTAAGATCGACCTTCTGGTCGCGTGTCTCGCGGTAGTCATCGGGATATTGTCCCCGTAATGCAATCTCCGCCAGACGGCTATTAAAGGCCTTATTCTCGACGTTTGCAAGGATCTGGGTCTCCCAGTATGCCTGCCCGTGAACGGTGGCCATATCCATGGCTTCCGCGAACGCGGGGTCCTCTTTTTTGAGGCGCGCTGCTGTGCCCTTGCTGATTCCCAGCTGGGCGTACATTGTCTTTTGTGATGCGCCTTGCTTACCTAATTCAATAACTAACTCCGCATGCGCAGGTGTAAATTTGAACAGTGCCTTTGTTGCCATTATTTTTTCTTCTTTGCGGTCTTTGCAGACTCTTTAAATGCCTGTGATGTAGGAGCGCCCTTGGTGCCTGGTGCGCGCATCTTCTCGCCAGAACCCTTGGCGATACGTTCCTGTTTTGCATGGATGTTGGCATACAAGCCGGGTTTAGTTGCCATGATAGTGTTTCTCATTATTTACAAATTAACATAAAAATGTACATAATACTTAACATTATGTACGTACATGTTTATAAGTACCAACGTTTTAGAAAGTTGGCTATCGTTGTCTCGCCTTAGCGCTCCGCATGAACTTAATCACTTGGTTTGGCAACTGCATAACCAACCCTCTATCTATATTAATGCAAACTATTTTGTAGCGTCGCCCTTGGCGGCAGGCTGGCTTTTCATTGCCTCTACATGCCGCAGGGTGGCCTTGATCTCAGGCATAACCTGGTTAAGGTACGTGCGAGTCAACGCCTCTGCCATGGCAGCGCGCTTAGGGTTTAGCGGGTTGCCTTTGTCCATACCCGCGTTGACCATCATGTTCTTAAGCAGCTGGCTCATCTTTATTTTCCAGTTCTTCATTTAACTTTTGCACCTGCGGACCGACTTGCATATGTATGTCATTGATGTAATTTGCCCAAGCCATAACCGGCGTATTTGTTGGCCTGTTCATTGCGTTAATTAATTCATTAATTTGGCGCAACGTATACTGCAAAGTAACAATTGCATCATCCATAACTTTCGCTTCTTCACTCATTTTCTACACTCCTTTGGTTAATAAATTGCTTGGTCTCTATCATTCTTTCAAACCCATCCCACAACCTGCGGGCTTGGATATCTAACACTTCTTTTATGCCGTTGAGTTTGTTAAACAACTCGTCCTCATCAAACGGCACTGGACCATCAATATGCTGGCGCATAAACTCTTCAATCAAGTCTGAGACGTTTGATATTTTCAAGATATCTTGCTCCAGATCAAACCGGTCATACTGGTGAAAATACTTCATTTAATCTTCTCCCGTTTCTTAACAGCCGCCTCAAAGTCACTGAAGTACCACTCACCCAGGATTTCAATGGCGTACGCCACACGTTTCCAAAGCATTACGTCCTCTTCAGCGCGATCAATTTGTTTTAGCTCCACCTTCTCCAGGTCGCGCATTAATCCAACGTAAGTGTCTACCAAACTTTGACAAACAATCTCGTCTAAAAAGTCATCATCTACTTCTAAATGCATCGCTATTCCTCCGGTCTATTTCTCGTGATATGTACCATCTAGCCTTCTTAAGGTCTTCAACGGCGTCGTTTTTTAGGTCTGCGCGCCAAATGTATTTGATCGCATTACCAAGGTTAAAACCCATGTGCTCCGTTATCTGAATACACTCCACACCGCTTGGATGTTCTGTGTAATGCTTCGGTTGATTAACTGGATCGTTCATGCTACCCCCCATCTCATCACTTCATGAACAACCATCTCAGCCTCTTCTTCATTATCACAAAAGAAAATGCATTTAATGTCTTGGTAGAGTTCAGTGTTTAGCTCGTCGCCGTACTCAACCGTGACCCCATCATCACCATGCGCAACAACAAAAATCATACGCGTAATTCCTTCTTAATAAACTCCACGCCCTTGGCAAAATGCCAGCGCCAATACTTCTCTGATACATCTATGTCTTTGTGCGTCTTGCCCTCCAAGAACGCCTCCAACACAATACGCTGCTTCTCTGGCATGCGGTTCTCAATCAGCCTATGGATGTCGTTTAGATCCTCTGGATCCCACGGCACCCAACCATCGGCAATGATTTCTGGGTGTGCATCCGGCTCGTCCTGCTCAATGGGATCAATCTCTTCGTCCGACAACTTGGTGCGGGCCGCGTTGACTTTGTATTTTGTTGTTGTTTTCATCGTGCTTATATTAATGCAAATTTAATGCGTTTAGGAGGGCTTCTTGGAGATTTATTTTACCTTCTAGTACATTTACCGCCTGAATATCAATACTTTTTTCTACAGTTAGGTGATGGATGATCACCGGTTTGGTTTGTCCCTGGCGGTAGATTCGCGCGTTTGCCTGCACGTAATTCTCCGAACTCCATGGTAGGTCGTACCAAACAGTCTGCGCCAGGGCGCCAGCGTTGCACTGCAGGTTCAAACCAATGCCACCAGACTGCGGGTGCGCCAGCATGATCGGCACCTTACCGTCGCGCCATGCCTGCATGTTGTCATCGTTGAGCACCTCAGCGTACGGAAACGCTGCAAGTATTCTCTCCAAGGAATGTTTGAAGTGGTAGAAAATCAGCGTGGGTGTCGTGGATTCCTCCAGCAGCGACTCCAAAAACTCAATCTTAGCGTTGTTGGTTCGCACCCAGCTGCCGTCCTCTGTATAGATTGCGCCAGATGTAAACTGCAGCAATTTGCCAGACAACACGGCTGCGGTGGGCGCTGTGATCTCAAACTCTTTTATACCCAGCACCAGATCCTTTTTAAGGGTCTCATACTGCGCCGTTTCATCCTTGCTAAGGGCTATCCTATGGTAGAGCCTTGTGCACTCTGGAAGCTGCAAATAATCATTCGCGCGGAGGCTGAAGCATATGTCGGAAATTTTTTGCTGGATCGCTTCCACTGCCCCCGGTTTCGGTTTCCAACTGTACACCACTCGTGTGTGTCGGTTCATTTGATCCGGCTGCATGTATAGGTCCCTGAACTTCGTTAATGAGCTCTCTAACCTTTGCCCTAAGTCTAGGATTCCCACTTGCGCCCATAAATCCCCAACCCCCTGCGGAGATGGGGTTCCAGTCAGAATCAAGCGTCTTTTGAATGATTTCAAATGTTTCTTTAATGCTTTGAACCTTTTGGTTGATGGATCTTTGAAACGGCTGCTCTCGTCCACTACCAAGTTGTCGAACGTAATCGGCTCGTCCAACAACCATACCAAGTTTTCTAAGTTCACAACATAGATTGATGAGTTCTGTTTGAGCGCGAGTTGCCGCTGCGTCGGCGTCCCTAAAACTTTGCTCAATGAGAGCTTCGAGAGGTGCTGCCAATTTGTTATCTCCTTGTCCCATACGTTCTCCGCTACTCGTTTAGGCGCCACTATAAGCGTAGTGCCCGTAAATTGCTCCGCTATTATCGTCAACGCTGTCACTGTCTTGCCCAGGCCCGGCTCCATGAACAGCCCCAGTGATGGCTGCCCCTTCGCCTTCTCGATCATGTCCAGCTGGTACTGGTGTAGTTGATGTCTTTCTAGCACGTGTTTGTTCCCATATCCAATCCGCTATTGCGTAATGTTGCACCATTGTCCCCGCGCCTTTAATGCGGTTGGCTTTGCGCGATATGAACGCGACGTTGCCTTCCACATAACCTTTCTTAGGGACAATCCTATCTAACTCTGGTCCATTTTCTAACGACACACCGTGGCCTAACTTTGACTGCCCCCAAACAAACGGCGTGCGAAAGATAGGACACTCATCTCCAGCAATAGACAACAAATATTCAGTGGTCAAAGAAAACGGCACGTTATTTTTCTGCGCCCGATCCTTTGCCTTTGCACATGCAACCTGTATCTGCCTTACCTTTGGATCAACAGCCACTTATAAAGCTCTCAACGTCAGACTTGCTTCGGATTACGCTTGTGGTAAATCCCTGGCTTTCGAGATCCCTGAACACCACCTGCTGCCTTGGAGATAGTATCCCCTTTGCTGTCTTTAGCTCCACGAAGTGGACCTTCTTGTTTAGCAACACTATCCTGTCCGGCACTCCCGTCACCGTTGATATCCACTTGTAACTCAAGCCCCCCGCTTGCTTCACCCTTTGGTTTAGATACTGCTCGATTTGCTTTTCTAGCATTCTTTTCTTTCTCAATAATCACACCCTGCGTCAACTGCGCAACAATGTGCTCAGTCAAGTAGGCACGTGTCTCCTCACCAATGTCTTCAATGTCTTCGCCAATGTGCTCAAAAATACGGCACACTGCGTGGGTGGCTTCGTGCGCGATTACCCCTGCAAGAAATGCAGGACCATCATCGCAGGCATCAAGGTCAAAAACAACAACAACAATGCCGTCACGACCATCCGCGATATAGTGTGTCTCCCCCACACCGATATCCAACGCATCAGCTTTAATATTGATATCATGGTCTTTTAAAATTTTTTGAAATTCTTTATTGCTAAAACATAAAAGGATGCGGACCTTAAAAAAGCCCGCATCGATTGAGAAGTAGTTATACTTTTTTGGCATCTTTTTTGAGCTTGTTGATTTGTTCATTCATGCGCTTCATCTCTTTTTCCATGTCAAGGATTAGTTCTGATAACTCCTTGATCATGTCTTGGCACTCACCAAAGCCAATGATAAACATCTGCTCGTTGGTGTGCACCTGCATGTTAACCTTGTGCCTGCTGTTCCATGCTTGGTACGCGATGCGTGCTTGTTCTGACATTAGAAAATCTCCTGTTCAAAGTTACTGATTGACTCGATATATTTTTTAGCCTTGGCATTCAACTTAACACCGCGGTAGATGTGGATGCGCTCACCGTTCTCACGGATCACGTCCACCGTGATTCTGTGCTCCTGCGTCGACGCTAAGAACCGGCGCTTGAACGCCAGGTCTGTGCCCACCGGAATGTTTTTCTTGATAGCCCAGTGCTTGTAACAACGGAATACATCATCCTTTGTAACGTACGTCGTTGCATCAAACTCCAACGCCTCGTCAGCAAACGATCCAAGCACGTTACCAATCTCTTGCATAAGCTCGAGATAAACCTCGCCACTCTTTGGCTGCAGGAAGTAACCACCGCGCTCAATGCGTCGTGTCAACCCTTCGATCGCCCAGTTAAAAATGCCACCCAGCTCGCTCTCGAGTTTGTGCGACAAGTCGGTGTCCTCTTTGCCGTAGAAGCTGTTAGACATCTTGAGCACAACCATACGGCCGGTCAACGCGTTAGAGTTTTCTGTCAACTGCAACGCCTCGTTAGAGTAGATCACGATGCGTGTTGGCAGGTATCCGTTCCACGCCTCTTTGTTCTTGCGGTTAACAGTAATCGTATCACCACCAACAATCCGCAAAAGTTGGCCAACAACAGCAGAACGATTACGATCTGGGGCTCGAGCATCAGTAAAAGAAGCCAGTAGCTTGCCAAGCCAAGGCTGTAGACCAAATGAGTCACCAAGTTCTCCCAATTCTGGCGCTACCGTGTTGTGTTGTCCAAGCAACGACACCAGCACCTTGTTAATAGTTCCCTTGCCTGAACGGCGGGGTCCAATGATGTTGAAGAACTTCTGCTGGCGCGTGTCACCGCTCAGGATATACCCAAACATCTCCTGCAGCGAGTCAATCGACTCCTGGTCATCCGGCCAAACCTGGTTCAAAAATGTTAACCATACTGAACATTTTGCGTCCGGGTTGTACTCGAACGGCAGTGAGTTTTGTGTGAAAAAACCCAGCGAATGTGGCAGGATCAAATAATCCTTGAGGTGAAACAATCCGTTCTTCACGCTGATCAACTGCGACGCCTCTGGCTTGTTAGGCGCGTACGCCTCCAACCAGATCGGTGGCTTGGTGTTAGGCTGATTCTCCAAGTGCACCACACCCTTGATCGCATCCAAAGCGGCCGACACGCTGGCCGGTGTGGGTGTGAACGGAATTATCGCGCCCTTTTTACCCGGCTTCTTGCAGTTATCCAAGAACATGTATAACTTGGAGCGGATCGTCGCCTCCTCAATGATCTGATAATGCGTCCCTACGTACACGTAAAACTCATCCGCATAGTGTACCAACCGGTACCCTTCCTCGCACGAATACACGTTGTCTAAGAACGTTTTAGCGTGGTTAATAGGGTTGCCTACGTCGAGCACAATCTCACCGCGCGCCATGGCCTCCTTGCGCGCCTCCTGGTTGATCTTAAATATCAGCGAGCGCAGTGTGGCACCCTGGCCACGGAACGTGCGCCACTTGCCCTCACAGCTCATCGGACCGTTGGCCACGTACGCACCAACCTGTCCGTCCCCATAGCTCCACCGCTCCCACACGTCCAGTGCCTCCAGGTCACCGCTGAACTGGTGGTGTAACGCAAACCCAACCTGCAGCCAGTCCCCATACCCACAGTTCGGGTCTAGGCGCGTCAATATATCTGTCTCAACCTTGTGCAGGTCATAGCCTTCCAACGGTGGCACGTAGTCCGCAAACGCGTCCCCTGTGCGGTGTATTGTGCGCTCAGGCACAAAGCTCGAGATATCCTGCTCATCCTCTGGAATCTCGCCAACAATGTGGTTGCCGGTCACCGTGAAGTAACGCCCGCGGTTATACACCTCCAAACCCAGCGCGTGGTCAACGTGTGCCGACTGTAGGTTCGCGCGTGTGAAAATCTTTACGCCAGTCCCAGACGGGGACACCTCTGCGTAACCCTGAATTTGGTTGGCAATCGTCTCGAGCGCAGTGTTGGTGTACTTAGAGTGAAACGGGTCGTAGCAGTCGTCCAGGTCCACGCCGGCCAGGTTGTCCGAGTCGTCAAACACAAACCCAATGCCGTCAAAGCGCTGGGGTTGCTGTTCATAGGCCTGCTGGACCGCCAGAAAGTCCGTCCACGTTGACGGATCGTTTGACTTAGCCGACTGCCCGTTGGGTTGTGAAGGCAGTTTGCTCCAACGTTTGTTGTCCGCTTCACCAACCTCCACAAATTTCCACATCACCCACCGCGGGATCCGCTTCAACTCCATCGGTATGTTTTCAAACAGCACCGGTAGTGCTTTTGGTTTATTCATCATAGTCCTATATTAATGCAAAGGTCGGGGCTTTACTCCTCGACCTGCTGTTCAAACTCAAACCAGTCGTACAGCTGGAACCAGATCTCCTTGCTGATCTCGTCCTTGATCTGCTCCTCTGTTGGTGTGTCGGTGTGCTTAAACGCACGACGGTACCCAAACTCAATACCGCTCTCGATACATGCCTCTAGGACTTTGGATAACTTAGGCTGCATTTTCATTTTCCTTCTTTGGTGTTACAACTGTGACTTCTTCCCACGCGGTTAAGTGTACCACGTTTCCCTCATCGTCGGTGCAGTATGAATACGCACCGTCAATGTGGTCAAAATTAAACTCTTCGCCTGTTTCCACAACACGGACACGGCTACGTCTTGGCACTTGGTACAAATACATCACTCACCCCTTTTAATCGAACTAACATAAAAAATGCACACTAACATACCTAATGTTACTATGCAACCTAACGTGAAAAATAATAGCATATACGCTATGTTCTCGATCATGTGTTTTTACTCCTTGATTTGTTTTAAGGCCCAGTCGAGCCAGTCTTTTGCTTCCATGTCGTAGTAACCATCGGGTCCAACAGATGCCAACTCTTCACCAAGTCTGATTGCAGCATTGCGCCATTGTTGGTTTTGATACTTGTCAGCCCACGCATTTAACTCGTCGATGGTGTACCAAGGACGCATTGTTTCACCCATAGTTTTTACTCCTTAACTTTGCTTCTGTCCATTCAACAGCAAGCTCCCAAACTACCGCATCATTTGATGAAGTTGGTTTACTTGCTTCAATTTCCTCGGCCGTCAGCCCTACCCATGGCTTACGGTACACCTGTGTGTCGTCATCGTCGTCGTCCACCCTGCGGTAGGGCGCAGTTACCCATACTTCTCGTCTAATCATGATTACTCCATGATGTTACTACAAACTCTAACGTAAGGTATATGGTGTTATCCACGACCTGTTTACGTACCTGGAAACCGCCAGTCCCAATGGCTGTGATATCACCCTCAGCTGCCTCTTTTAACAGATTTCGTGCAACCTTACGCATATCGCCAATTGTTGGCACCCCACCGCCCCACTTCCAATCCAAGAACTCCATGACCTTGTGTGCCTTCTCAAAGTCAAACTCGTCCATGATTTCATCAATCACGTAGGCGTCTAAGTACAAACCTAACCGTTTGTTTTCGTTGTGCAATGCCTGCAACACATACTCCTGCTTGATCTTAGACTCGCGCTCTATGCGGTTAAACTCTTCGTCTTCATAGTTCGTCATCATAGGCCTTTTCTGCGCCACTTAGGACGCGCATACGTTCCAACAATTCACCCAAGGGCTCCAGCTTCATCACCCTAGCGCAACTCACCGCTATCGGTGCCCACATGCGTCCTGAGTCCGAACACTCTCTCATGTTCAGATAATCCTCAAAGAAAGACTTCACGCAGGCTTTTAGTTCTTCATCTTGTGTCATGCTTGTCCCCTTGCTCTGATTAGATTTGCTATATCAACTGCCGTTCCATTTTGACTAGGCATAGAAGTTAGAACAAAATGTGGGGCATGGCGTTTGCTTTCTGCAATTTCTGCACACGCCTCACGCTCATGCTCTGCTACCAGTTTGGCAAAGGCTTCATAGCGTTTATCAAAAGCATTTGTAGTGCCGTCATCTAATTCGTAATCAACAAAGCCAGCCTGTTTAGCCATTTCAATGATTTCATCTTGTGTCATGTGTTCTTCTCCTGTGGGGGCAAATGCTCAATATGGTTTTGTGTCTTCCAACCCATTGCATCAGCGTAGCCTTTCTGATACGCCGCATCGACTGCGGGCTTGAGCATATCTATCGCTGTCTCATGCAACTTTTGTTGTATCTCTAACATCTCTGTCAACTTGGCAATCATTTCATCTTGTGTCATATTTGCTCCAGTAACTTACGCATTTTGTTACAGTCTTTTAAGACCTCCTTGGCCAAATCTTTAGCGTCCTCGTGTATGTCTGGCTCGCCCATAACACTGTTGCAACCTTCGTCCATCATCTCTAACATCAACTCAAATTTAATTCTTTGTTCGTCTGTCATCATTTTTCTCCTTTGTGCCCCGATCGGGGCATTTTTTGTCAGTTGATAGTGTTTTTGTGCAAATATGACCCGATCGGGGCATTTAATCCTCAAACAGATCATCCAGCATCTTACCACCGGCACGGATGGCCAGGATAAATAGCAAAATGATAAGTATAATCATCGCGCCTATCAGGATTTCAATAATCATAGGCACCACCTATCCGCAGTTTTGTATACAAAGCCGACCCCATACACATGCCACAAATTGGCATGAAAGAACGCAGGCCGTCAGTCCATAGGGCTGGGTTGAACGACAACCCAACAAACGCACCGATCAGGTAGGCCACAAATAGGCCAACCAAGAAGGGCACCATGGCTTCCCAAAGGTAAGGTATCAATCTCATCTGTCTCTCCTTATTTCATGTGTGGCTCTTCAGCCGTTGGGTTGCGTGGCACCGAAGTCAGGTGTGTACTACCGTCATACTCTGCCACAAAAATAACGCGCTCATTTGTCCAGACATACACGGGGTAACACTCTGCAGTGCCGTACCCGCCGTTAAACTGCCAGCCGTCCATTAGGGGCTTAGCCTCCTCCAAAGTCAGCAAGACACACTGTTTATCTTTTGGCACTGGCGCCGGCTTTGGTTCACCCCAACCCCACTCACCGAAGACAACGTAACTAACCTTTTCGTTTGGTTGCAGGAATTTCAATAGCTCTTCGTATGCATTCATTTCTTATACTCCGCTTCAATGTCTTTTTGTTCCTGCAGTCCAAGGTGGAGTGCTCGCACCACCGCGGACGTCAATAACTGCTTGTGCTCATCGGCTGTCATGTCCAACACCAGAGTCACCGTGTTGTCCTCGTTCTCGATAATATCTGTAACTATCATAACAGTGCGTCCTCTATGTTGTTAGGGTTGAATTTTGGTAACGATAGATCGTATGGTATCAGTTCCGTTGGGAAAGGCCAGTGTGGGTCTTTCTTCTTGAAAATTTTATCATAGTTCTCGGCGTATTTTTTGTGATCTGTTGGCCGTTGGCTGTCGCCCTTACCTGCTTCGCTTTTTTTCATGCTCTACTCCACATTCCAAGTAAAAGTCCCCATAGCACCCCCACACAGAAGGCCATGGCCATGTGCCAAAGGTACTCGTCGTGATCCCTTGGCGTCAAACTTGGGTACTTTTCGTTGGGAAATGCCTGCTCCAAGGTGCGAGAAAACCTACGAGTTGTAGGGTTAATTTCCTCTACCCTGTCTTCTGGTACAAATGGTTGTACTACTTTAGGTTGCATTTTGTAATTTCTCCGTTAAAAATGTTACTACTTTTGTTTCGCTTTGTACCAGAAGACATAGAAGACACCCTTCTTTATTCTTTTTTTATTTTTTTTTTAAAATAAAAAATAAAAATAAAGGAATAGTGTAAATGACCCTGTCTTCTATGTCTTCTAGTACAAACTAATCAAAATGATAACCTATTGGTATCTCTTGATGACCTGGTTAGCCCACTTGCGGAACTGCTCCTTGTTGGCCGGCGTCTGCTCGTCGTTTGGATCCCATAGAACGTCCATGAAGAACTCTCCATCCTCGTCGTACACCTCTATACGTACCAGTCCTGCGGGGTCGTATATCTCCACCTGCTTTGGCTCACCTTTGATCTTCATTTTGATTTCCTCCTGTGTAATCTCGTCATTCAGTCCCAACGCCCCTATGTCGGCCTTGGTTCGCTTTTGTGGTCTCATTCTTCGTTTGCCTCCTCGTGCCTGTCGTTTATTATGGCGTCCAATGACACCGGCTCACGCATGATGTACCCGCGCAACTGGCTGATCCGTTTCACCGGCACGTCCATAACACCGGCCAACTCTTTTGGCGTCGGCTCCCGTCCCAAGGTCTGCCTCAGCGTCCTGTCTAAGTAATTCATGCGTTTGATGGCCTCCACAATGTTCACCGGCAGTCTGATCAACCGCTCCGTGTTGTCCAACTGGCGCGTGACATGGCGCATGATAAAACTGCCCGCATAACTGGCAAACCGTGCCCCGTTGGTCGGCGTCCACTTAGAAGCTGCTTCTATCAATGCCTCGTTACCCATCTGCACCAAGTCCTCAGCCGGCACCGCGCTGTACTGCCACGCCGTCATACGGCGCAGTATGTACACAACTAGCCTCAGATTATGGCGTACAAGGTCATCCAAGGCCTTTTTATCACCATTGGCTACCCTACCCGCCAACTCGTACTCCTCGGCCTTGCTGAGCGTTTTAATGTCCTCCTGCAGAAGTCCCTGCAGGTAGGTAGTCAACGGATCATTGCCCGCCATTAGTCAGCCTTCAACGGTGTCACCACCACGGCCTTGACGTGCTGTGTTACTGTACATTTATCCAGTAATTCCTCATCCGCGAACTTACGCACCAACGGCGCGCTGATATTCTCACGGTCATACTCTTGCACCTCTGCAGTATACTGGGCGCCCCAGTACACACCGGCACCCTGTTCTTTTAACTGCGCCTTGAGTTTGGTAGCCACGGCCTCCAACTCTGCAATTGCTTGGTTTACTGCGCCTAACTCGTCTACGATTGCGTGCATTTTATGCTCCTAAAATTGATTGAATGCGTCCTACTACCTCACTGTCATACCCGCCGATATGCCAGTCCCGAACCCGTTGGTATGGTGTGCCGTACTCTTTCCAGTCGTATATTGTAGCCACCTTACCGTCCTCAAATTGTACCTCCCATTCTGCCTGCACCTTACCGTCACCACATACGTCCAATGGCCGGCCAAAGTATGCCTCAATGCGCTCATACGGCACGTCCACATGGCCTCTCAGTCCGGTGCCGTTGGTGTCAATTGCTTTATCGTGGTGTGTGAAATACTGCATTTATTTTCTCCTATTGTGAATTGTATCAGGCCACATGCACAAATTGAACATGTTGGCGAAGAAATTCTTCTGCGCATAGATGTCCCAACACCCTGTTGTACACCTCGCGACGTGACATGTAATAGTCATAGTTATCGTCGCCCTTGCTGAAGTTTTTCCATTGGTTGTACTGCGCATTCTCTTCAATGGTGCGTTGCAGTTTGCCCGCGTTGCTGTAGTAAGACTTGAAACCATTGATGTCATAGTGCGCGATAAACCCACTGGCAACGTGAATAAACTTATATCCGGTGCCGTTGAGCTTGTTGATGTCCTTGCATGCCGACACTAGGTTTTTGACAATCAAGTCCTGTTGGCGTTGTGTGAGTGGTGCGATCATTTTTTGCCTTTCGTTTGTTTATGTGTGCATTATACACAAATTATTTACTAATTCGCTCTAATGATTCTTCTAAGTCATCTCCGACATAATTGCAATTTAAGTCTGTATACCAAATTGAGCCGTCAGTATTTGACCATTTTCTGAATAGTTTGTGTTCTGACTCTAGTTCTATTTCTTTGTAATCGATTTCTTTATTTTCCATTTTTTGCCTTTCGTTTGTTTATGTGTGCATTATACACAAATTTTACGATTCTGCCGTTTCACCAAAAAATAAATTAATAATTTTTTGCAATACGTACCTTGGTTCCGTGTCCATGGCACCGTAGTCAGACATTCGTTCTAAAAAGTGCTGAGACGACGTCCATGCCTCCTCGCGTGACTTTGCATGGTTGATGCAGTCCGCGATGTTCAAATTCAAAAATTTGGATGCACCGTTGATACCCTTCATGTTGGTGTACAGATCCCAATCTTCAGCAGTTAGATCAAGCCTGATGTGTTTTGATATGGTTACGTTTTTCATGTTAAGCCTCAAAAACAATTAAACAACCTGCGTTTTCCCACTCGCAGTACAGGCCATGCTTCTTGAGCACAGCTTCCAGCTTAGGGCTGGTATTCTCACCCTTCCATCGTCCGTCCGCATAGGCATAATAGTCAGCCCACTTGTAACTCTCCGGATCCTCTGCGCTGATCAGGAAACGTCCCTCATAGTCACTACGTTCGAACACAGGACACCCTAGTTTTTTTAACTCGTTATATGCTTTGATAAATGCACGTTTCATTTTGATTCTCCAAAGTCTAAGTCCACACCCATCATAAAAAATATACGTCCGTCTGCCAGTCCAATACGGTTGTAGTTGAACTCGGCGTCGTCCTCTGAGCACAAGTCCGGTAGGTACTGGGCACCCACCAAGTCCTTGGCGTCCAAGTACCCCACTGGCGCGTCTAAGGCAGTCCATGCAGGTACCTTAACGTTGTCGCGTGCTAGGTCATCACGCATACGCACTAATGTGTTCATTGCGTGCTCCTTAAAAGTTGTAGTCATAAAAACGCACCGGCTTTTCACTCAGTGCGAAACGCATGCCACTAGCTGATCGATACGCGCCGTCCGCATGGAGTCGTATACGCATAAGCTGCTCGGTCTCATCGGGTTCGATAACCCACTTCTGATCCCCTTGGTTGGTGCATACACCTGCGTACCCGCCGACGATCCATTCAGGCACAAACGACTCGTCGCGCTCATACTTCATACGACGGATCTCAATGGTCTTGTCACTGATAACGCGCACGACCTCGTATGGTTCGACGTCCGACCATCCATGTCTGTTCGCATATGGATATTGTTCTTTTGTTATCATTTTGCCTGCTCCTGTTGTTGATAAAACTGAATTGCATAGTGCCAAAGTCCCAATGCGTCCACAATGGACGTATATTCATACGTCGCAAAATTCAGCAGGACTTCACCTGCATCATAGCATCGTACAAATTCTGCGACGCGTTGTCTTGGTACGTCACACACTGTATTGTCATAAGCATTCACAAATGCCTGTTGTTCTGCCGGTGTCATCATGTCATTACTCCTCTAAACTGTTTTGATAATCTTCAATGCTTTCCGATGTGATATCGTGTATCGTCCATTGGTCTGCGTCCTGTGCCTCCAAATGCACTGCAATTTTCTCTGCCTCTGCCTCATCGTCTGCCTCAATAGTGTATTGATACTCGACAAATTTTGTGACTATAAATTCTTTTTTCATTTTGATACTCCCTTGTATTCAATTACTTCGTCAATTGACCAGTCCCCATACCCTTGGGAATCAAATGAACCTCCGTCCATATCCCGCGCCTTGTCATATGCGTCGTCCTCACTGTCTGCCTCAATTAAGACCTCACAATACGCTGTGTATGAGGCCATTATTCTATACGTCTTCATTCTGAAACCTCCTCAATTCTAAAATTACAATCGTCTCCAACGTCGGACATAAAACCTAGTTTTACTGCCTCTTCACAGTCCTTGAAGTACTGTTGCAATTCTGCCTCTGCCTCTGCCTCAGTAGCAAAGGTCTCCGGTTTGCCATTGCAGTGCCAAACGTTTTCCCCATCTAATAAAACTGCCCATCGTTTACTCATTTTGATAGTCCCTTCAATTCTGCTTTGATACGTTTTGCGTTGTCGCCTCTCCATGTACTTGCATTCGCTAAAAAATACATGACAACACTGCGCGCACTGTCGTCATAATATTTGTCTGCAATTGATTCTAATTCGGACATGGCGTCCAAATAGGGCACGGCACCAAAATATGGTTTTTTCCAGTCCATGCGAATTTCGCGTGCAATTGTGTGTAGTGGTCTTACTGTCATTTTGATACTCCTATTAGTGAACTACTGATAAACGAATTACTTTAGCCATTTTGCGTCCGTGTGTTTTGTACGCAATTACTGGCACGTCTTTACTGTAGCATGCACGGCATCCGTTGCATTTGCCTCCATGCTCATACGACCGGCACAACGTCGCGTTGGCTGGCATTTGTGCCTCGTCTGAGACGATTGTGGACGTTGTGGCACCGTCCACAGTGCCTCCGGACACGGAATCACTGGAATAACGTACAACAACGTTTGGCAGTGCCTGCATGCGTGCGAAGACGTCCGCATACTTTGCGAATTTGTACATGCGTGTGGGCATCCAATGCTTAACGTGTGGCGTCGCAATCATAACCTCGAGCATTTTCTCTGCGAGTCCAATATGGTATACGTCTCCGGAGTCGAACCAACGGAAATGCGTCTGTTTTGCCAGTCCTGCTACCATGTCGAAGACCCAGTCCGGTCTCTGCCAGTCCTCCTTATTGAATGCCCTAGGGGCTTTGACGTTTGCCATGAGGTAGTGGCCGTCCGTCGCATAGCATCCCTTGCACGCGTCCACTAGGTCTCCATCAGTCCCAATACTACCTTGGCACGTCTCCAATGCCTGTAGTGACCATGACATAATGCCGTCTAATTTGCTTGTTTTGCTTAATTTAATCATTTTGATAATCCTTGATTGAGTAAAAATTCGAATCTGTCTTCGACTGCGTTGACTGTTTTATCAGTCGCACGCAGATCATTTGGTGCCAGTATCATGTCATCAATGTACATCCATTTTTCACCTTCGCAGTCCCAATGGGTGGCCTGCTCCAATGTAAGACTATTTATTACCTGTTCTAATTTGGTCATTTTGATATCCTTTATGCTGTTAACCATATGATGATCAGGGTTATAAAACCCAGTGCGTATATTATCAAATCTACAATTCTATGCTCCATGATATTAATCCCCTGTCCTTGGATTCCAACGTACGTCAATGCCTGCTTGCGCATAGTCGCCAGTAGCAAGCAGGTCTGCGACTATTGCGTCTGCCTCCTCGCGCGTCTTGGCACGTTTTGTAACCCAGTATTGACCTGTTCGGTTGTATCCGTTGATGATGTAACCCATGCTATTTTCCCTTTCAGTATGTGAAACCTGTGTATACGATCGCTGTGCCTTTGAGCGCGCGCTCAATGCTGATATCTTCTGCCTTTGGGCATAACCATGCCTTGGCTGAGCGATCATAGTCTCCCTTGCTATAGACTACTGTGGTGTCCTTGCGCAGTGTGAAGTATTCACCTTTGGGCAAGTCTGCCAGTGCTGTTGGTGTGTATGTGTCGAATGTCATGCTGTGTGCTCCTGTGTGTTGATAACTGTAGGCAATGTCTGTTGTGTGTTACTGCCTACCCTATATACTATGCACATAGTGTGCCAGTTTGCAATCCTATATAAATCAACGACTTACGAATTCCACTGGTTACCAAACTGGTGCACAACGCACTGCCTGCACACTGTATTGGTGCACAATATCACCGGTTTAGTGCATGCTGTGGATAACTGCCTGTTTGTGTGGATAACTATTTGCCCTGTGGATAACTGGGGAATAAATGTTTTAGTAATACAATGGTATTAGGCCACACCACCACCTTGGACATCGCATGCGCATGGCACGGCGCGTGCTATTAGCAATAAGCATGCCAGCCGTTGTGGGCACATAGTGTGCTATTAGCAATAAGCATGCCAGCCCACATTGGCACGGATCTTGCATGCCTAGCAAGTATCATGCCAGTATGCATGTTGGCACGGATCTTGCATGCCAAGCAAGTATCATGCCAACCAACGCGGGCACGGATCTTGCTAGACTAGCAATAAGCATGCCAGCCCATGTTGGCACGGATCTTGCTAGGCAAGCAAGGATCATGCCAACAACGCATTAAAGCAAGAAACATGCCAAGGCCGGTGTTGTTTATATGCCACACACCCCAAACGGGTCCCGTGCCAGGCCGGCCCCCCGGGGGCCCCACAAACCCGCAGTTCATATAAAACGCAGGTTTTTTATAATTTTTTGTAATATAGAATATTTTTTTTGTAATACTTTATACTACTTAGGGTTTACCCTACCGTGTCTTCTGGTACAAAACTGGCAGTTAAAAAGTAAACCTAAAGGTTTAATTGTTATTCTAAAAATGAAACCTAAAGGTTCTATTTGTACTAGAAGACATAGAAGACACCCTTCTTTTATGTTTTTTTTTTTTTTTTTTTAAAAAAAAAAAAAATAATTTTTTTTTTTTTTTTTTTATTTTTTTTTATTAAAAAAAGAGAGGGGGTAGAAAAAAAAAAGAAAA